TCTTGCTGGTCACGTTCGCCGGCAACTTGCGCTCACCTTCCTTCTTGGTCGACTGGTTGAATGCCAGATACAACATGTCGTAATTCTTGCGACGTTCCGCGTACCCTTTGGCAGTGGAAGTCTTGCCGCAACCGGCTCGTGCTTCTCCGATCAACATTTCCGCGTCGCAGTCGATCAGAGCCATTTGCTCGTCTGTGTACTGCACGACGTTTGCCTGCTTATCGGCGGTCGTCTCGTTCATGATGGAATTCCTGGGTTGTGGTGGTCGAGTGCTGCGAATCTCGAACGAGACAGATCGGCTGCGCACTACCTATCAACTTGACTATTCGTGGTTCGAGAGGCGGAGAGCACTTCAGAGTCGTGGGGGGAGGGGGTTTGGGGGAAGGGGTCGTTCCTACGCGTAAGCGCATTACGTGCGCGAGCGCGCCCGCTCCTGCGGGCGGGCGCGCGCGACCTTGGTATTTCTTTGAACTTGGTAACTTGGAAAAATTTGATCGGCAGAAGTTCCGCGCACGGCGGCGTGCAGGAGCGGGCGAGCGAGTAGGTGCGCGAACGCACGCGAAACACGACCGCGCGATATTTGTGAAGTAGTGCCTGAACGATTTGACGCGTTGGGTTGAATCAGCAGCTCATGACGCTCCGTCGCTCGCTGCTCAACTAGCAGGATTTCCTATGCACGAGATCGAACTGGTCGGCTACTTGGCCGTCATTCCGGATGACTTGTTGCCGTCGTTCGATTACGTCGAGAAGCGCTTCGAATGGGTCGAGGAGGAGCGCCGCAAGCGCTTCGTGTCGTACACGCTGACGTTGGCTTCCGACTTGAACGGCCGCACCGTCGTCGGGCTCGGGGCGCTCCTGTATTTGGCCCGGGAGCGCGGCCTGCGGATGCGCATTAAGAACAAGCCTGCGTTGCCCGAGCTGCGCGTTCCGCAGTGGATGTGGGACCAGTTGCGCGGTTATCAGCAGGATTGCTTACGCGACGTGCTGAACCAATGGGCCGGGCTCGTGCAGGCACCGGTCGGCTCGGGCAAGACCGAAATGGAAGTGGCGCTGGCGCTGGCTGCAATGGAGCACGGCAATGTGATGTTCATTGCCCCAGGCATCCCGACGTTGGACAACTTCATCGAGCGCATGAAGCAATACGGAGTGCCGGACGACGTGTTCGTCGAATATCCGAAGCTGCGACACTTGGATGAGTTTCCGGACCGAGGTCGTGTGATCGTCGCCCATGCTTCGGCTGTCAACAACGACTTGCAATCGGGCTTCGTGCCGCACGCCGACACGATTCGCGTGCTGCTGTCGGATGAAGCACACCATTGGAGTTGCGAGTCGTGGAATCTGCTGTTGTGGGCCTTGCCGCAGTTGCACCGCTCGTTCGGGTTTTCGGCGACGCTCACGCAGGAAGACCAGGACTCGTACGGCAAGGGCTTCGACGAACTGTCGCCTGACTTGGCCCGCGCCGTCGCGCCGTGCGGCCCGGTGCTGCATACGGTGCCGATTGAGAAAGTCAAGGAGCATATCGAGACGCCGACCGTGATGTCGTTCCCGTTCGTCTGGGACGATCCGAAAATTGGCGGCAAGACCGACTGGCGTTACATCGCGCCGCTCGTCTATGGCAACCGGGATCGCATTGCTACCATCGCCCGAGCAGCACGGGCGCTGGCCAAGACCGGGCGACAAGCGTTGATCCCGGTCGGAAAGAAGGAATACGGCATCGAAATTTGGGAGCAAATAGGGCTGGACGACTGCGTGTGCTGGTATGGCGCCGGCCAGATCCGTTCGAACGACCCGACTTTGACTTCCGGCAACATCAAAGACCGCGTGGCCGACGGACGCGTCAACTTGCTGATCGTGACGCAGCACTTGAATGAAGGCGCCAATATTCCATCGCTCAATACGATCTTCCTGACGGAAGGTCGCAAAGCACGCGGCACGATCCAGCGCACCGGTCGCACGACGCGCAAGGGAGGCGGCCTCGGGTCTGTCGTCGTTAACTTGTACGACGTGGGCTCCAACGTGCTGGAGAATCAGGCGGCGGCGCGCGAAGAAGCCATCGTCGGGTATTACAAGACTGATCCAGCGCTGCGCTACCCATCCTGGAACGACTTGTTCCGCGACTTGGTCCTTGGGGTCACTGACGGCGCCACTGGTCTGGGCCAGGAACTTGGCCGGGCTGGGCGCGGCAAGAAACCCAAACGCCGCAACGCTGATTTGTTTTTCTGAAGTAGTGACGGCTGCGTGTCAGCCGTAGTAATGGGCATCAAATCCGCCGATCACTGGCAACCAACCGACGACTAGGAGTCAACCATGGCCCGCAGTAAATACGACGACGAATCCCTGTTCGAGGGGATGCGTGACGAAGCGAAAGCGTACACCGAGAAAGTCGGTGGCGACCGCCCGACCACGCCGCTGATGTTTCTCGACGAAGGTACGTACACGATGCGCATCTGGCCGGACTTGCACGTGTCGGCCGAAACCGGCAAGAAGCGTCTGCGCGCGGCGCGGGTCATCAACATGCACAACCTCGGCAAGGACATGGGCGGCCGGGTCCCGTGTGAAGGTGAGCACTGCCGCATCTGCAAGGAAGTCAAGAAGCTCGAGGATGCCAAGTACGGCAAGGCGTGGCAGTTCAAGAATCGCGAGGAAGGCGTCATCACGGGCTACATTTTCAAGACCAACGCCGAAGAAAGCAAGTATCTGCGCGTCAAGGAAGCCAGCTACATCGTGCTGTCGCCGCGTGTGTTCATTTCGTTCCAGACTTTCATCGCCGGTCTGGACCGCGACGACCTGCGTCAAGTCATGAATCCCGAAGTGGAGGCCAAGGGCCTGAAGCTGACTTTCACGGGCGGCAACAAAGGCTCGGCGTCGTGGGGGTTCGACTTGCGCGACTATGAACTGCCGGAGTTGCCGCGCGACTTCGAAGAATACCCGTTGTCGCGCGTTTACTACGACGAAGGCGAGCCGTCGAAGTCCTACATCGGCGATGACGACTTGGCATCGTTCCGCAAGTTCGTGGCTCGTCTGCTGGCGGAGCGCGGGACGGCGTTCGATCCAGGCGAGGATGATCGCGGTTCGCGCGGCCGTGGTCGCGATGACGACCGAGGCAGCTCGCGTTCGCGTGGCCGTGAGGGAGACGACCGGCGCGAGACTCGCAGCAGCCGCGATGATGACCGAGGTGGACGTGGACGAGACGACCGCGATGACGACCGGGGCGGTGCACTCAACCGCGACGACGATGACCGCCGTCCGCCGCCGCGCGACGATTCGCGCGCTAGCCCTCGTGGCCGCACGGACGAGCGCCGTGGTCGCGATGACGATGACCGGCGCGAGACTCGCAGTCGTGACACCGAAGAGCGCGGCAGCTCGCGCACGCGGACTCGTGGCAGTGACGAGCGTGAGGACGACCGCGCTCGCAACGAGGGCTCGCGACGTACTACGATCCCGATCAAAGAATGCCCGTCCGATGATCGCGATCTGGCCTTCGGCAAGAACCCGGAAGTCATGAGCGGCGGCGGCGACATGCATCCGGACTGCATCACCTGTGCCCACGAGACCGAATGTCAAGCCGCGACGCGTGAAGCCAACTTCGACGACGTTCCGCATTAATATAGGAACCGAGCCGTAGCAGCAGCACTTGAGGGCCGCCGCGAGCGGCCCTCATTCTTATCAAGGTTTGAACAACGAGGGCATGGACGTGAATTCAGACGAGGTTATCGAGCACGCTGAGAATATGCAGCGGCGAGACGTGGACGAGTTGGCGCGTCGAATTCGGGAAGTCAACGTTCAACTGGCGGCGCAGCTGGTAGCCAATCTTGGTCGTTGCTTGGAGTGCGACGAAGCAATCGTGGAAAAAGAGCGCGTCGAAGCAGGCTGTGTTACTTGTACCGATTGTGCGCTCGAGATCCAGCGGCGGCTCGATTTGCGGAACAAGCAGTACGCGCGTTGACTGGATTGGTGAGTCGGTGGTCTGACTCGTTTAGTAGGAACTGTTGGTGTACTGGACTTGACCTCGCCACTGCTTTGCGAGTTTCAGAGTGGTGACGAGGCGGGTCCTCGCGGCGAAGACGTGTGGTGCGTCGGAGTTTCCTGTCGGGCCGTCGCGAGTCCTGCCTACCTGCACATGGCAGTGGATTGCAACGCTCAGCCCAATCTGTTGCGTTGCACGAGGGACCCCTAGGGGTCCCTCGGTTTATCCGCTTGTGCTGTCCGAACCCCGCGCTGAGCCGTACCCGCTGAGCGCGCAAGTCCTCCTGCGTGGTCGCGCTACCACACTCCTCGAACTGCCCCGTCTCGCGGGCAATCGTTCTATAGACGGCATCCTGATGCCACTTTCGCGTTGGTTGGTACTTGTAGGTACGGCTGTCGCATGGTATAATCCGTCTGTAGTCCTGCCGACCAGATGGCATTATAGGAGAACACCATGGCTTACTGCATCGTCGTGACCCAACCTCGCTATCATCATTCCACCGACGCCCTGATCGGATCTTCCTCAGCTGTCTGGGAAGACCTCGGCACGTTCGAGACTTGGCAATACGCCACCTATTTGGCCTCAAAGTTGACCGACCAGTGCGATGACGATGACTGGTCGATTGTGGCGCGTCCGACTGACGACCCGTTTGACTGCCGTCGCACTGCCGGTTGCGGCATCCGGGCGGCTTTGGACCCTCGTTCGGGCGTGTGTGCGGGGCGCTTCGGTCTCCACCATCAGCGGCCCATCGAGGTCGACGACGAACTTCCGTTTTGAGCGATTGAGTCGGCTCGCTCGACTCGCATGAACCATTACGCCACGCGCGCCTCCGGACAGCGACGCGCTATGGCAGCAGAATCAGCTGTCTTACCACTCAGCGGAACGAGACTTGTGCACCTCGGACTTGCTGAGACTCCGCAATAACACGTCTGAACATTGGGGTTACAGACATGGGCAATAATACCGAACGAGTGTCCTCGGTCGAGGGCGGCAAAACCATCTTCCGTGAGGAGTACGACTACTGGCGCAAGCTGGGCCACGCGCATAAGGTGGCGACGCATCGGGCGATCGACTACTACCGCAAGTTCACGTCGCGCGAAGTGACGGACAACTTCGAAGTGATTCAGGAAACGCGTCAGGACGAGTCGGCCATCGACCCGTCCGAGTACGTCGGGTTCAATCAGCTGGTGGCTCGCGTCGTGGCCAACTCCAGCGCGCAGGAGTCGAAGTTTGTTTTCCTGATGGTCCGTATGCAGCAGCTCGAGCAGTACCTGAACCTGGAAAACACCAATCTGGCGGTGTTTTACTGCGGCGACAGTTATCCGGATTCGGTCCAGGAAATGGCGGCGGCGCTCGGTTACACCTGCCAAAACTCGGGCAGCTCGTTGTCGACACTGCGTTTGCGCAAAAAAGTCGGCAAGCTGCTGTCGGAGTTGGGCCACACGCTCGGGTCCTAGTAGTGCCCGCGCGCTGCGGCGCGTTCATCGTTACGTAAACCAGTCTGGCGGCGGCCCTGCGGGGTCGCCGTCGGCTTATCCGGAGTCCATCCATGACCATCACGAATCGAGATACTCACTTAGGCGTCGACGAGCACGGACACGTGGCCGAGCGCGAGTACGTAGTCATTCCGCGCGACGAGAAGCGTCAGATTCTCAAAAACGAAGTCGAGCGACTGCAGCGGTTGGCCGACAAGGGTAGCTTGAATCTCACGATCCGGTGCGACGATCCCGAACAGCCGGGCGATACCGTTCCGGCTGACTATTGGCCCGGCGTCATTGAAGCTCAAGCCTATCGTCTCGTTGCTCTGGCAGCGGAGCACAACGTCGTGCTGACGGTGTCGCAAGTGCCGACCGTGCCGCTCGCCATGGGGCGTTACGAGACCGTCGTCGAGACGCGACCGAGCAACCCCAACGCGCGGCAGGAGAGCGAGTCATGAAAGCGGACGTGGCAGAAGATTACACATCGGCCAGCGATGACGACGGAATGCCGACGACGCGGGCCGGCTGGCTGCGCAACGGCTTTGTGGAAATTCCGGGATTCCCTGACTACTTGTATCGGCCGTCTTACGACGCTGATTTCGAACCCGAGGTGGTCAGTTTCAAGCGCACGGCCAGCGGGCGCCGTTTGAAATCGGTCTTGGTGGGTGACACCGGCAAGGGTTACAGTCTGTGGCGTGATTCGCTGCATGACGATAGCGGCATGCATTCGGCCAGTGTCGAGTTCACGTTTGCGCAGCTGCACGACTTGTGCTTCCCGGGCGGTCTCCATACGCTCTACGTGGTAGCGGAGATCGTGCCGCCCGATATCGAGGACGAGGGGTCGTGCGGCTTGCCCGGGTTGGCCATAGTGGCTGGCCGTTCACCGTACCATTTTTCGCGGACGATCGAACAGGCACGGCGTAACTGCGAGGAAGCGGCCAAGCAAAAGCCCGGCAGTCGGTTTGGTTACTTCAAAGTCCAAATCCTGGAGACTTGTGTGATCGAAGGCGTGCGTTGGGAACGGCCCGCCGACGTGCCGTTCTGACCCGTCATCGGGTTCGTCGCTGGTGGCCGCTATCTAAGTAGCGACGAGCCCGGCAGAAGCGCTACGGCGCCGCCGTCAGGACGGCAAGCTGCAAGTCAGTGCGTAGGCGGGTTCAAGCGTTAGGACAGGTAAGCTGTCCACTCCTTCACGCGAGACCCGACTCATGCGATTCGAAGACTTCGAACAACTGCAGGAGCAGTTGTTCGCTCAACTCAAGCATATTAACAAGACCAAGGGCATCGAGTATCGCGCCACCGATGACCAGCTGTCCACTTTCAAACAGCTCGGTGACATGCTGAGCATCCCTCCCGAAACTGTGGTGATGGTGCTGGCCGCCAAGCACTGGCAGTCCATCGTTACGTATAGCCGCGATTTGCTGCACGGCGTCGAACGCGACCGTTCCGAGCCCATGCAGGGGCGCTTCCTCGACATCATCCAGTACATGATGCTGATGGAAGCCCTGCGCGTTGACCGCACGGCCGAATCGCTACCTGTCCTGGGCCGTAAAGAGCGAGCGCTCGCATGAGCACGCTCGAGCCGCAATCCCGCGTCGTTTGTGTTGGCGACCTGTGTATCTTCACCGATACGAACCGCGTTTATCGGTATCGCGGCCTCGCTTACGACACCACGGTCAACCGCCACAAGATGGAAATCGTCAATCGCGGCGGGTTCCACTACTTCACCGACGAGTGGTTTTCCAGAGTCGAGCGCTTGTATCGCTACGGGGAAACCTTTTCGGGGCTGGTCGAGCAATCGGGTCGATGGGCTGATCGAGTATTTCCGAATCGCAAACCGTGGGACACGCTGGTGCGCCTGTCGATGCGCGAACTGCCCGAGTTGTGGGCTAACCCCGGCGATGGGTCCGAAATTGCCGACGCGATTATCCTGGCGGCTGACGTGGGTTATCAGCAAGGGCTCGACGTCGACCAGTTCTTGCGTGACAAAATCGCTCTGAATGAAACGCGCCGCTGGGAGTTCCGTGCCGACGGTTTGATGTACCACGTCAAGGCAGAGGATGGCGATGCTTGAGGATCTCCGGAATGACCCCGTGGTCAGCGCTTCGTGCCTCGAGTTTGACGACATTTTTGCGCAGTCACACGTGTCACGTTATCACATGGTTCGCACGATGCGCGACCAGAACAACGCTGAGCACCACTACCGCGTGGCCATGATCGCGCTGAAGTTGTACAGCGCGCTCGTCGCGTGTCGCTGCGAGCTTGGGCAGTCGGACTGCGCAGTGGATCCCGTCGAGGAGCGCAATATTCTGATTTGCGCGCTGGTGCACGACTTGCCAGAGTGGGAACTGGGCGATCCGCCGGCTCCGACCAAGCGCATTCCGGCCATCAAGGACGCTTTTTCCAAGCTCGAAGTCAACTTCTGGCAGCGGCGCGGCGTCGTCGGTCACTGGAGTGAACTGGTTACTCACCTAGTCAAGACAGCCGATTTGACTGAAGGGTACATATTCTCGTTTCATAATCAGGGGTTGGGCCACCGTTACCCGGACCAGCGTTGGAAATTCGTGGTTGAGGGCTTGGAGCAGGCGTTGCGAGTGTACGTCGACAAGCTCCCTCACCCGGCATTTCCGTTTGAATTTCGCGCCCTCCTTCTCCGCCTGATCTTCGACCAAAAGCTGGGCATCGCCGATCAGCACGCGTGATCGACGGGCCTGATCGAATACGCCCGCATTGGAAACAATACAAGCATGGTCAAGATTGATCCATCCCTCGACTCCCTCATTACTCCTGAGGGCTTGGCAACGTTGCGAACCAGCTACATGCTGGAAGACGAAACGTCGCCACAACAAGCTTTCGCCCGGGCAGCGCAAGCTTTTGCCAGTAATGACGCGCATGCCCAGCGCATTTACAGTTACGTCAGCCGGCATTGGTGCATGTACGCGACGCCGACTTTGGCCAATGCCGCGCGCGGTGGCGGCCTGCCGATCAGTTGCGAACTCAACTACGTCGGTGACTCGCGTCGCGAAATCATGTATCACGTCAAGGAAAACACTTTCCTGGCCTCCGAAGGCGGCGGCATCGGCGGTTACTGGGGGCACTTGCGAGGGCTCGGCACCAAGACTTCGAAAGGCGCCAAGTCAGGCGGCATCATGCCCTGGCTCAAGTTGATCGACGCTCAGATCGAAGCGGTGAATCAGACCGGCGTGCGCAAAGCGTCGTACTGCGCCTACTTGGACGACAGCCACCCCGAAATCGAGGAATTCGTCACGATGCGCAAGCCGACCGGTGGCGACATGAACCGCAAGTGCTTGAATTTGCACCACGGCGTCAACTTGTCGAACGAGTTCATGCAACGCGTCGAAGCGCTGTCGACTGGCGAATACCGTGGTGCTCCGTTGACGGCCGACGTGTTCGACACGCTCGATCAGTGGCAATTGATCGACCCGCATTCGAAAGCGGTCACCAAGACCATTTCAGTGATGGCGCTGTGGGAAGCCATCATTGCGACTCGGCAGCAAACGGGTGAGCCTTACCTGCACTTCATCGACACGTCGAACGCAGGGCTCAAACCTTGGTTGCGAGACCTCGGGCTTCGTATCCATCATTCCAACTTGTGCAGCGAAATCACGCTGGTCACGGCGCCAGACCGCACCGCCGTGTGCTGCTTGCTCAGCCCGAACGCCGAGTACTTCGACGAGTGGCGCCACGACCCGCTGTTTTTGCGCGACATCGCCGAGTTTTTGGACAACGTGCTGCAGTACTTCATCGACCACGCTCCGGAGGAATTGTGGCGTGCCGTCAACTCGGCGACGCGCGAGCGTTCGATCGGTATTGGTCTGATGGGATTCCACTCCTACCTGCAATCGAAGAATATTCCGTTCGAGTCGGCGCTGGCACAATCGGCCAATCGCAACATTTTCTCACATTTGCGTACGCACATCGACATCGCCAACCGCGAGCTGGCACTCGAGCGCGGCGAGGCGCCCGACGCCAAAGGGCACGGGGTACGCTTCTCGTACACGATGGCGCTGGCCCCGAATGCGTCCAGCAGCAAAATCTGCGGCAACACGTCGCCCAGCACTGAGCAGTACGCCGCCAACGCTTACTTGAGCAAGTCGGAAGCGGGCTCTTATATTGCCAAAAACAAGCACCTGATCCGCGTGCTGCGCGAGTACGGTCGTGACACCGACGAAACATGGCGTTCGATCATCGCGCACGAGGGCTCGGTGCAGCAATTCGAATGGATGTCGGATTGGCATCGCGACGTGTTCAAGACTGCATTTGAGACAGACCCCATGTGGTACATCCAACATGCGGCTGACCGCCAACCATTCATCGATCAAGCTCAGTCGTTGAATTTGTACTTGCGTCCGACTATCAGCTGGCAAGAAGCGCATCGCTTGTTGCTGGCCGCTTGGAAGCGCGGGCTTAAATCGGTCTACTATTGCCGTTCGATCTCGGTCAAAGTCGCCGATCAAGTGTCGCGTTCGACGCAGCGGCGCGAGATTTCGCTCGGGCAACCGGCGGCCAACGATGCTGAGAAGTACTCCGAATGCTTGGGCTGCCAAGGCTGAATCCGCCTCGTAGTGACTCGTAGTGACGACCCGTTCGGCTCCGCCAGCCAGCGGGTCGTCCTTTATCTGAACTCAGGAGCAACAACCATGTCGATGCAGCAACCAAAGGGTTGGTACAAGCCGTTCGTTTACCCGGAAGCTTTCGAATACTACAAGATCCAGCAGCAAATTCATTGGCTGCCTGAAGAAATTTCGTTGGCGGCCGACATCGATCACTGGAAGAACAAGCTGGCCGACCGCGAGCGCAACCTGCTCACCCATATCTTCCGTTTCTTCACGGAAGTGGACCGCGAAATCGCGAACGAAGCGTATACCAACACTTACTTGCCGTTCTTCAAGAACGAAGAAATTTCCATGATGTTGCGCGCGTTCGCCAACATGGAGTCGGTCCACCAGCACGCTTATTCCTATCTGCTAGATACCATCGGGATGCCCGAGACGACTTACTCGGCGTTCCTGGACTACAAGGAAATGAAGGACAAGCACGACTACTTGATGCAGTTCAACCACGACAACCCGTACGAAGTGGCGCGCTCGCTGGCGGCGTTCTCGGGGTTGGGCGAAGGCGTCAGCTTGTTCGCGCTGTTCTCGATGCTGCTCAACTTCCCGCGTCACGGCATGATGAACGGAATGGGACAGATCGTGTCGTGGTCGATCCGGGACGAATCGCTGCATTGCGAAGGCACGTCGTGGCTGTTTCGCCAGTTCATTTCAGAAAACCCGGGTCTGTGGAACGACTCGCTCAAGTCCGCCATCTACGGGATCTTCGAAGACGGCGTGTCGATGGAAGATAAATTCATCGACTTGGCGTTCGAAATGGGTGACGTGCGCGGCATGACGGCCGAGGAAACCAAGCAATACACGCGCCGCATCGCCGGGCGCCGCCTGCACAGTCTTGGCCTGAAAGACATCTTCCAAATCCAGCACTCGACGGTGGAGGACTGGATGGCCGAGCAGTTGTCCGGCGTGCAAATCGCTGATTTCTTCAAAATGCGCGTGATCGACTACGCCAAAGGCGCCATGACGGGCTCGTCGGCCGACATCTGGCGCCGTCCGGCCACGCTAGTGAGCGCGTGATATCACCGTGCTGTCAGTAACCGGGTAAGAGGCCCCGATTGCCGGGGCCTCGCCTTATGAGGGAGGTAGAAATGGCTTTCACAGTGAAAATTCGCGATGCCGAGCTGGCGGCCGATGCGGCGGCCGTGGCGCCGTTGAACGAGTCCAACCAAGTCGATCGGGCCGCCGCCGAACGCATCGTGCAGGCGCTGCGCGCCAAGCACGGCGCGAAAGTGGTGGTGAGTCTGGATGAAGCGAGTCAGTCGGTCACGGCGAAACGACTGATTATGGGGTGATGGCGGCCGTCCGGTCGGACGGATAAGTCAGGATGATGTACAGCGTGTCGAACGCTGTGCGCAATTCCGGCGTCGGCAGCGCTTCGCGGAACGCGGTAATCGCTTGCTGCTGCGCTTGCTCCAGTGGCAGCGAGTCGAGCAGCACATTCAGTTGTTCGCGTAAAGATGGCATTGTTGTGCTCCTGTGGGTTGTGGTACTCTAAGACGCGCCGCTGGCCATCCGCACTACTCGGCCAGAACCTTGTCAGTACTGGTGGAACATTAGCATGAATGACAGCCTCAACTCGGTGTACGATTTGCAGTACAACTTCGACGACCAGTCGTTCCTGGTGCACGACTTGATCGCGGACACGTACACGGTGTACGGCTTCGATTTCGTGAAAACTATTCTCGCGGCCAACTTCTCGGCGGACCGGGTGGACAAGATTCAACACCTCTTGTTCGCCGGCCGGCCGGTGCGGTTGGACCTCAAAAATTCGCTCGCTGGCACGCCCCCCGTCGTTCAGGCGTCGCCGGAGGCCGTCCTCGGTCGCCTGATGTCTCCAGCGGCGATTGCTGAACAGGCTGAAATGACGCCAGATCAACTCGCCGCCTTCCACGCCGAAGTGATGGGGCGAATCCTCTGAATTGCAGCGACGGAGTCCTGACAACATGAAATTGCATGAACTGCGCCTGTCCGGCCAGCTGGAAAAGGACAAGCGATCGCTGGTCGAAACCGCGATCACCTCGTATTTGGGCATCGCCGGGCTGCGCACGCGCTACGACTTTGACCGCCAGCAAGTAACTGTGTTCCTGGGGCAGAAGGACAAGCAGTCGCGCGAGAAAGTGTCGCGCATTGTCGGGTTCCTGCGCGATGCGGGTTACAGCGTGTCCGAGCCCAAAGACGGCGCCGTTGATGGCGCTGACGTGATGACGTTCTCGGTGGTCGAGGAAGAACCCGTCACGACCGGCCAGGAAGGTGTGCAGCCCGAGCAGTTCGACAAGCCGTCCGGGACAATAACGGGTGGGCGTAATTATTCGGCAGCGGCCACGGTCGAGTCGCGCCGGCTGGTGGCCGAAGCGTCGTCGTGGGAATTGGATCAAGCCGGCAAGCAACGCGTGGATGACTTGCTGCGTCAAGTCGACGCGGCGCTCGAGGCCGGCAACGCCGATGAAGCCAGCCGCTTGCTCGACCAAGTCGACGCCCTGATCAAGGCGCCCAAATCCGAGGACGGCACGACGGCGGCCGGAGCCGAGGATGACGATCAAGGCGGCGATCTCGGTAACGGTGTCGACGACCAGCAGCTGGGGGCGCCGTCCGGCATGCCTGAAATCGAGGAAGCGCACGTGGCATGGCAAGACGGCAAGGCCGAACGCGTCGGTCGCGTGGTGTCTTACAATGAAGCGGCCGATGCGGCTCAAGTCGAGATCGTTTCGACGCTGAATGGCGTGGTCGAAGCCAAGCGCATCATCGTGGCCGCCGACCGGCTGACGCTGATCGAGTCGGGCGAGAAGTTCAAAGTGGGTCTGACCAAGCGCCGCCGCCGCTTCAACTTGCTGTATTCCAACTGAGCGGAGCCTCGCATGGCGAAGATTACCGCCAATCCGAGCGCCGGCACGCTTGAGCTGGAGTTGAACGGCGTCGCTCAACTCTACAAGACAAACCCGGGCGTGGACCTGGACGAGTTGTACAGCACGCTCGAACAGATGGGACAGTACTTCCCGGCCAACGTCATTCCCTACTTGCGCGCCAATGCCACGCTGCAAGGGGCGCAGCCCGATCCGTCGTCCGCCGCTCTGGAGCCGGCCGGCGAGCCCGACGCGGCCCCTTCGTCGGGCTCGCCCCAGTCGCTCCCTACCTTCGTACCGCCCGAGGGCGAAGGGCCTCCTCCGGGTGTCCCCGGGGGTCCGTCTGAGGCTGTCGCGGGTGGCATTTCGATGGGCACTGGTCCGGAACAGACCATCGACGGCATCCCGTTGTCGCCCGACCTGCCGCAGGACGCCGAGTGGCCCGAGGGCGGCATCCAGGGCGACGAGCGTCCGGTCTACACGGGGTCCGAAATGGGCTACATGGAAGACTACGAGACGTGGCGCAAGTCGTTTCCGGACGGCATCGTCTACAGCAAGGTCGACGGCGGCGTCGAACAGGCGCTGCTGGACGGCCGGTTGATCGGGGCATGGGACCCGGCGACCAGTTCGGGAACGGTGTTCGAACTGACTTCGGCCGCGCTCGGGTTCACGCCGGCCACGGCGTCGAGTGCCGCCGTGCCGGGCGAGACTGAACAGGAATGGCAGCGGGAGCTGGCCCCGCATCAGCCGGATCAACGTCCTACCAAGGAATCCAACATGAAACGTTACGCAGTGATCGACCGCGCGACGCGGCGCCCGGTCGGCGGGCCATTCGGCACTCAATCCGAAGCTCAACAAGCGTGGGTGTTCGAACACGACTTCGCCGAATCGCTCGAAATCGGCATCGTCATCGGCGATCCGACCACCGGGCAAGTGCAGACCATTTCGGTCGGCTCGGTCGATTGCAATGAACCCGATGTGCAATTGCCTGCGTCGCTGGTCCCGACCGGCGAGTCGTCATTCGACGACACCACGTCGCGTGACGACTGGCAAAACTCGCAGGACGACAACGATGCGGCTGCCAACATCGCCAAGACCAAAGTTGGCGATGCCGACGTTTACACGTCGATGGACGATGACGGCAACCCGCTGTCGACTTACATCGATGGTGGCGACGGCAAGGGCCGTGAAATCGGCAAGACGGAATCCGGTCCGCGCTGCTGGACCATCGCCCGGCCGCCTGCAACGGCCTCCAAGGCGCTGTGCGAAGCGGCCACCAAGCGCGAGCGCGTACTCGTTCAATACGCCGATTCCGGTAACCAGCTGTCGACGGTCCGGCGCACGCGCCCGACGCTCGAGGCGGGCGTCTACCAGATCAAGGAGTCGATGGCTGGTATCTACTTCGAAAAGATCGACGTCAACTCGGACGAGTTGCTCCAGTTCGAAGACGAGCGGCTGAACGCGATCCACGAAGAAATCAATCGCTTCTGGGGCTTGGCTGATGTGTTCCAGGAAATGGGATTGACCCACAAGCGCGGCGTGCTGATGTTCGGCCAGCCCGGCATGGGCAAGTCGTGTCTGATCAAGCAAGTCACCGAAGCGGCCGTGGCGCAGGATACGGTCGTGTTCATGGGCATGCGCAATATGGGACTGGTGGTTACTGGTCTGCGCGAATTCAAAGAAGTCGAGCCCGAACGCCGCGCGCTGGTCGTCATGGAAGACATGGACGAGGTGTGCAGTTACAACGAGCACGCGGTGCTGGAGCTGATGGACGGCGGTGACCAGATGAACGGGGTGCTGGTGCTCGGCACGACCAATTATCCGGAGCGTCTGCCGCCGCGCGTGATGCGGTCGGGCCGATTCGACACCAAAGTAGAAGTGAAATCGCTGCCGCTGGCGGGTCGGTTGGCCTACTTCACGCACAAGTTGGCCAAGAAGGAAGGCGCTGAGCGAATTCGCGAAATTGCCGGAGCGACCGACGGCATGAGTTTTGCCCAGATGCGCGAGCTGATCGCGTCGGTCTACTGCTACGGCCGTTCGTTCGAGGCGTCAGTGCAACGCATCCTGCGCAATCTGACAGAAGGCAAGGCTAGCAACCGCTGGACTGAGCAGCGTCTCGATGCGCTGTTGGAGCAGGCCGCTAAAACCGGTGTCAAATCCGCCGGGCTGCGTATGCTGACTGAATCCACTGAGCAGACCCAGGAGCCCGTGACAATTTGCGGCTACGAGCAGTGGAAGTCGCAGATTGCGGCGGCTAATCCGGGCGCGACTTTTGAGCAGGATGGCAAAACGACGACTGCGTGTGTCGACGGACGCGTCATCGGCACCTACCTCGGCGATCTGGACTCGGGCGTGATGGAGGCGGAAGTGCAGCCGGACCCTACCGCCGGCACGGTCGGTAATCCCGGGTCCGCAACCGCGCCGCAAGCTCCGGCCGACCTGAAGTCCGCCGATGACGAGGAGCTGCAGGTGGCGTTCTTCGGGAAGCCTGTTGCAGAAATTCTGTCCAGTCTGTCGGGTGAGTATTCGGTCGACGATATCCTGTCGCTCGCCACGCGCTCGGATTTCGAGACGTTGGAGCCCGTCACGCGCGCCATGATTATGACCGCGTTCGACTTCTTTTCGACGCAGCAGGAATCGTTGCAACGCGAAGCCAATCAGGACGGCAGTCACGGTTGGCAACCTTATACGGACAACAAAGCGTTCATCCGCGATTTGCAGGCCAAGTTCGGCGCGGACGTGCAGTCGCAGGTCGTCGCGCCGCAGTTGACTCAATACCAACTGGCCGGCGCGCGCCGCATTCCAGTGGCTTGGTGGGACGACATGCACGGCCGAGGCGCAATCAACACCTCGATCTGGACGCCGTCCGATTCGGCTCGGCGCGAGTCCAAAATCACGCGCGACCAACTCGACCGTCTGTGGGAGAAGTACGACCAGCTCGACCGCGCTTGCAACGAGGAGTTCGGCGATCAGGCTCCGGCTTCTCGCCGGGCGCAAGTCACGCGCGCGTTCAACGAGTTCGCCAAGGCGTGCCAGTACATGGGCCTGAATCCGGCGCGCGAAGTGCGGGAACGCACCAAGTCAGCAGCGGCTCCGACGACCATCGTCAAGACCGAACAACGCGGGAGTAAGCGGCGCCCAAAAGCGCGCCGTCGCTGACCGAAAAGCGTCTGTCCAAGGCCGACGAGGAAGTCCTCGAGGGCACCGTCGGAGATTATGACTTGGATGGGTGGCAGCGGGCAGTGACGGGCATGTATCCAGGCGTCACGTTCCTACAGAACGGGCCGCTATCGTCGGCCGAGTACGACGGCGCCGTGGTCAGCACATACGACGCTGACACGGGCGCAGTTGGATGCTTCGATCAGAAGTGCTCAGATTTCTTCGGCGTCGTCGGTCTGGGACCCGAAGCGGAACTGGACGATTGGCAACGACGGATGCGCGAGCAGTATCCAGGCGTCGAATTCCGGGACTCGGACCGGCTGGTGCTGGCCGTGGTGGACGACCGCGTGGTCGGTCAATTTGACAAGCAGGGATGATCGGCCGGGCGTTGCACGAACCGGCCAAGGGACCGCAGCAGTAGGCGGGAATTTGGGTGCTTTGTTGAGGACTAGCAGGCAAATGGCAACAGTTGGATCGAGGCGGCGAGCCGAAGCGGCTGATGGAGAACTCCAGCCGGGCGACTTCGTCGAGGTGACGGGCAACGTGCAGTACAAGGGCGAGACGGGCGTCGTCGACTACCTCGCTCCGTCCCAGAAGTTCGCCGTCGTCCGCCTGCAATCCGGCAACAAAGCGTCCTTTCATATTTCCGACCTGACTCAGGCGGATGAAGACGACGATACGTTTGAGGAAAACACGATGAAATTCCGCACCAACCAGCCGCGCCAAGTGACTCGGGAATCGCTCCTGAAGGGCAAGAAAGCATACCGCAAGGAAGAACTCGAGGACGACAAGTTCTATCTGGTGGTCGACCCCGACAGCCCGGGTGACGCGTCGATCGACATCAAGGGTGGTCAGATCTTCTTTGGTCCGTTCGATTCGCCCGAGGACGCGGCCACGGCAGCCGGCGCGGACGACGCCAACGTGGTGCCGGGCGACGACATCGACGCGGTCGACGGTGCGCTGGCCGACGACGGTCAGGGCCAAGTGGGCGACATGGACTTGGGCGAATCGGGTCGTCGTGGCGTGCGCCGTCCCGCCGCTCCAGCTCGCCGCGCGGCCGTGGCCACGGAAACTTCGCGGTTGCGCGCGTCGGTGATGCGCGATATCATGCGTGAGGCGGACGCGTTGGACGTCGACACCACGATCAAGAGTGGCGATCAAGCGACCGACCAAGCATCGGGAGCCGTCGACCAGACGGGTGTCAATGATGGCGTGACGAATCAGTCGGCCAGCGAGATCGGGCAGCAGCACGTTCAAACCGACGTCAAGGCAGATGACGAACCCGGCTTCGAAGGCTCGGACAGCATCGTCAAACCGTCCGGCGCGGGCACGCTCGATTCGAACGGCGGTGACTTGGGGTCGGTGCGTGAAAGCCAGAACGCCTCGACGACTGACAACGGCGTTCTGGTCGAGAAGACCAATCCCAAATATTGCACGCCGGGTAGCTTCGTGCGCGTCTACGAAGGTCACGGCGCCGGACGCAAGAAGGTCGATCAAGGTGTCGTGTTCAAGATGACGGCCGAGGCGGTCACGCTCGACGGCGACGCTGAATATCCGGTCGACAAGTATTCGTTCATTTTGATGGCTCATTGACGCCGAGCGTCGCCGGCAATTCATGCAGTAGTGCGGGGCGTTAGTCGCCCCGCTTCTGTATGGGACCAGACACCGACTGAGAGATTAAAATCATGACGCACCGTAAGACACGCGATGCTGCTCGGTCCGCCTTCCAGGCGTTGACCGAGCGCATCCAGACGCACAAGGGCATCAACGGGCACGCGCCGCTGTCGAACAATCGAATTGCCGAGAAGGACGACATCAAAAAGGGCGCATTCCACAAGTGGCTCGGCAAGTCTCCCGACTCCCCCATTACCAATGCCGATATCGAGAAGGGACTAAAATCGAAAGACGCGCATGTGCGCAAGATGGCGCAGTTTGCCAAGAACATGCGCGAAGCGGTGGCCGCGACGATGCACTTGCCGATGGCCGGGCGCTTTTATGTGGTGTCGGACCGTGGACAAGTGCTCGAGGACAACGGCGGCCACGGCTTTGTCTCACTCGCCGAAGCGAAGTCTTGGTTCGGCCAGCAGGGTCGAATCAAAGGTCGACTCGGTGTCGGCGAAGCCGAAGGCAAGCGCTTCGGGCAGGCAATTCGCGAGGGGTCGGAATTGCTCGCTGATGCGACCGACATCGATCTATCGGGATTCGCCTCGGACAAGACCGAGCCGCTCAAGAGGTTGCTCCAACAGCACGGCGTCGAGCATGAAATCCAGGGCAGCAAGCTCCATCTGCACAACTCGGACGACGCCCACTTCGTCGTCGATGCGATGGCCGATATCGAGGCCGGCCACACGCCGTCCGCGACCGAAGCGGAGCAGGGCGAGTACGAGGTGGCTTACGTCGACAACAACGGAAAGATGAAACGCAAGGCGTTCAAGACTGACGCCGCGCGCGAGAAGTGGATTACCGACCAGGGCAGCAACATCGAGGTGGATTCCTACCGTGACCCGGAGCCGAAGCCCGCAACCGAAGCTGGCAAACCCGGTCCGAAACCAGCCCCGGACGGGGCGGTGAAATATAAAGACTTCGATTCCTGGGAAGCGGCAGCAAAGGAGGCTGGATACCACATCACAGTAGACTTGGGTACGAGCTTTCGCGCTTTTCGCAAACAGGGCGATGTCGAACGCGACCGCGTCGGCATGTTCATCGTGAGAAGTTTTACGGGACGCGGTACTGGTTGGTTGTTGCCGGCGGCCAGCATGGCCGAGGGCAATCCGTTGCGTGACCCCGCGTCCAAGATCATGCGCGGCAAAGGCTACAAGCCGGTCGGCGAAGCAGGGGCGGTCGATCTGTCGCAGGTTAGCTACGAAGACTTGTTCGACGAAATCGTTCGGCGCTGGGCGGTGGATTACTCAGGAATGGACGACGACATCGATTTACCGGAGGACGAGACCGTCAAGCACGGTCTCGAGGAGATCCGGGACTTGGCGCGAGACGACGCGGAATTTTGGGACGCGTTGAACGATCAAGCCGAGGAAGCTCTTGGACGATTGCTCAAAAAGTACGGCTTGGGGGAATCATTCAAACGCGGTATTCGAGAGTCTGACTTGTCGTTCGACGGGGTGATGGACCAGCTGGCGCGTGTTCTGGTGGACCAAACCAAAGAATTCGCCGACGAGGAAGGCGAGACTTTTGCAGACGAGAAGGAAGCAATTGCCAGCACGTACGAGCAGGTGATCAGGGACTCGTCATCGTGGGAAGACTTGATCGACGGTCTGGGTGATGCCTTCCAGCGCATGTATGGCGGTCCGATTCCGGGAGGTCCGGGGGCTTAACTCGAGAGACTGCTAGTTTCACAGGAGGGCCGGGCGACCGGCCCTCGGCGTATTCGGACCTAGAACCTGTACAAAGACACATTCCGAGGTCCCCAATATGCTCGCGCAAGATCCTGTCGGCGTCGTTGCCCGCGTGATCTACGATTCGAACGTCAAGTTCAACGGATCACATATCTACAACTACTGGAGCATGCGCCAAGCGTTCTCCATCAGTTGCGCTGACAAGTTCTACAAAGGCGATTGCGTGCGCGTCGTCGCAGTCGGCCCCAATCAAGTGCGCGTCAGGCTGGACGACTCGGTACGCGAGCCAGAACACTGCCTGATGTTCGTGTCGAACCACATTCCAGTGCCGGCCGATTACGAACTGGAGTTCACCGCTACTAGTTGCGACATTCTGCTGACCGAAACGGCCGTCGAAGCCGGCAACAAAATCTACCTGATGCTGGTGTTGGCTCCGATCAACGGGCGGGCTCACATCGTCAGCAACACCGTCCACGGCGAACAGCTCGTCTTTGAACTGAGGAAGTAATGGCCGATACCAAGATCACCACGGGTCTGATCCGGCGTCTGAGCCCGTTCCGGACCAAAGCGCAGACCGGGGCGACGCCGGCTGATCTGGCGGCGCTGGCCGACAAGATGGGATATGACGTGGCCGTCTCCAAGGACGGCGAAGTCATTCCCATTCCGCGCGACATCGGACGCGACGAAGGCACCGGCTTTTCCAACAAGTGGGAGCGCCTGTGGGATCAGTCGGGTGCCAAGACCAACAACCGCGACGCGCGTCTGGGTTCGTACGAACGGATGGACTCGGCCGGCGCCGAGGGCGCGGTCGTACTCGACACTTACGCGGACGAGACGCTGACCATCGTCGACTCGCTCAAGAATTCGATTCAGATCCAGATTTCGGACGAGAAGATCCGCGAGCGCGTCATGCAGGTGCTGGAAGCCAACAACGTGCTGACTTCGGCGCGCGAGGACGTGCGCTCGCTGTGCAAGAACGGCGACTTCGCTTACACGATCCACGCGGCGCAGGGTTCGGAGCTGGTCCAGATCCAGGAAGCCACGGCCCAGACCGGCGTCAAGATCGACCGGCCCATCGAGCCCAACAACATTTTCCTGTCGTTCGTGCCGGCGACCAAGTACAAAGTCGAAGCGTCCGCCGCCAAGATTTTCAAGCTGGCCCCTAACGAAGCCGTGTCGGATCAGCCGCTCGAGCGGGACTTGAAACCCTGGGAATTTTCGTTCTTCTCGATCCGCAACCGCGACACTTATCCATATGGTCTGTCGATTCTCGAGAAGATGCGCATCCCGTTCGAGCAGCTGACTGTGCTGGAACAACTGCTGGCCGTCACGCGCGCGTCGCGCGTCGACCGGATCGCGGTGTCGGTGCCCGGCGTCGGCGGCGATCCGGCGTCGGTGCTGGCGCGACTGTCCAACCTCAAGAACACGATCAAGACCATCATTCTGGGACAAAGCAATTCGAACCAGCGCGTTACGCGCAACCAGGATTACGGCATGACCGAGTACTTGTGGGTGCCGGCCGGGTTCGACGTCAAGAAGCTGGCCACGTCCATCGAAGCGGGCACGGTGGACGACGTCAACTATTTCCGCGACAAGCTGTACAACGCCAGCCGCATGCCGAAGGGATTCTTTCTGGCCGACGATGGACAAGGCGCGACGCGCCCGATGACGCTCAAGCAGCAGGATATCAAGTTCGCCCGGACGCTGATCCCGGTGTCGGAAGCGTATTGCCTGGGCCTGCGCCAACTGATCTTGCTGATCGCGTTCTACGTCGGCGGCGACTTGTCCACGCTCAAAGTGGAAGTGTCGATCAAAAAGAGCCCGTATATTTCGTCCGAACTCGTGCAGTCCTATCAGGACGTGATGTCGCTCATCAACACTTACGTGTCGCTGCATTCGCAAGGCGGCAGTGAAGCATACAAGATCTCGCGCGATGAAATCCGCCGCATCTGCTCGCTGGTGGGGGCGCCGTTCGAGCTGGTGGACGCTTCGGCCACGCCTGACTCGGACCCGTCGGTCATTTCGTCGTTGTACGAGTCGGTCACCGCGCACCATCCGCTGCGCGTGGCCAACCTGCTCGACGTTTGCCGCCAGTGAAGGAGCGCTGCGATGACTGAGTTTCCGCGCGTGTCGTGTCGAATCCGTATTTGCGGCTCGGCCGAAGTCGTCCGCCAGTACGGCCCGCGCTTCGGGCAACTGATGGAGCGCGTGTCGGCTACCAAGTTCACGCCCGAGCACTACAAGCGGCTGGCCGACATGCGCGGTCAAGTGGAAGGCAAGCGCCTGGAGGATTGTGCCGACTTCGTCGATTCGCTCGACGCGGCCACCATGCGGCTGTTGGTGTCGGCCGCGCCGCTGTTCAATCTGGCGTCCACCAACACTAAAGCCTACATTTTAGTGGCGCTGTGTGCAACTGCATGAGGAACCTGCTCGGCAGGGAATCCAATGCTTGAAGGGTCAATGATGTCCAAACAACTGCTGGTCGAACATATTGTCGTCGCGCCCAATTCGGTCGCCGCGTCGAAAAGCCACACGGCCGCGTACATCGTCGAGTCGTCCGGCTCCCGCCTCAAAGTGAAGTTGCCGGCCACCACGCTGGACGTCAAGAACGAGAACCAGCGTGTCTACTCGACCACCATCATGGAGTCGGCCTGCCGCAACGCGTCGGACGCGTTCAAAGAGCGCTCGCTGCTCAGTTCCGTCAACGAGCATCCGGCCGAGACGCCGTACGTGACGCCCGGGCAAGCCTCCCACATCGTCACCAACGCGTGGTGCGAGGACGGCTACTTGATGAACGAGTGGGAAATTCTCGATACGGCCGCCGGGCGCGATTTGCGCGCGCTGGTGGAAGCGCAAGCGGCGTTTGGTGTTTCGATTCGCGGCATGGGATCGATTGACAACTACGGCAATATTCAAGACGACTACGAATATTTGGGCACCGACTGCGTGGCGCAGCCGTCGGCTCGGATTCGCACGGCTCCGCAAGTGGTCGAGTCGACGCGGAACCGACAATCAAACACTCCTATTGTGGAAGGGAAAACTGCGATGGATCTCCGACAGTACGTGCGCGAGCAAATCACCCTGCTCAAAGCTGAGCCGAACAAGGTGGACGCGTTCAAGCGTGCTGCCGCCGTTGAAACCGCGTTGTCCGAGTCGAAGTCGTCCGGCCGCGAGCTGGCCGACGCCTACCGCGAGTGGGAAACGGGCAAGAATCAGGTATTCGAGTCGGCCGCCGCCGAGCCTGACGCCGACAAGAAGTTGATCGAGGCGGTCGAAGCGCATCGCCGTTCGACCAAGTTGTTCCGGCGCGTGATGGCCGACACCACCACGCGCATTTCGGCGCTCGAGGCCCGCACCGCCGACGCTGCCGCCAAGCTCGTCAAAGAGCGCTCGCGCGGCGACGCGGCCGTCACGATGGCCAAGTCGTTGCAGGCCAAGCTCGACGAAGCGACCAAGCAGCTCGAGGCGCTGCAAAGCAAGTACGACGCCGCAGTCAAGATCGCGGCCGAGCACAAGCTGGCGCGTTCGGTGGCCGTCACCGAAGCGGCTCGTCAAGTGGTCAAGTACCGCCACGCGACTCGCATCGCGGCGCACGGCGTGGTCGAAAACGCCCGCCTCAAAAAGCAACCCAAACCCGTCACGGCTCCGACGACGCCGGTCGTCTCCACAGGACGCAACGGCAACGCGGTCAGCGAGTCGTCCGCGACTGACGCGCGCGTGGTGCGCACGATCCGCGATCCGCACGACGGCATGCTGCGCGAAACCAAACACGGTCGCGTCGACCGCTCGCGCGCGGCGTCTGACGAGCAGCCGCACCAGGGCTGGTTTTAAAGCGGCACGGCAGGGACCGAATTTAAAAATCTTGAATTGCCTAAAAATTCTCGGCAACACGTTTCACCATCACCTCTCTAAATAGGCAGACCGATATCATGATGACGGAAAACACGCGGGACACCGAACGCCGCAGCGAACAGCGCGTTGCAGCGATCCTCGAGTCCAATCGCTCGTGGAAGACCAAGTACAAGTCGTTGCTCAACATGCTGGAGCACTCCGATCAGCGCGTCAAGGCTCGCGCCAAAGCGACGCTGCAGATCATGGAGAATCAGGCGGTGTTCATGGACGCGGTGCGCCGTGATCCGCGCCTGGAGTCGACGTTTTCGAACGCGCTCGGCCAGCTGGTGCCCAAGGTCGTCGACCTCGTGCGCATTTTCTATCCGAACCTGATCGCGCACGAGCTGGTCGACATTCAGCCGATCGACCGTCAGAACGGCGAAATCTTCGTGGTGCGCCCGGTGTACACGAACTCGGCCGCCGGCGTTACGGCCGGTCAGCAAGTGTTCCAGCACGTCACGGACGGCACCTACGCGTCGGAAAACACGACCGTCGTGATCGGCACCGGCAACGGCACGCTGACCACGTTCACGGCCACTGCCGCTCCGGTCCCGATGCGTCCGGGCACGCTGCTCGTGTCGTCCAGCGACGGCACGATTTCGGGCCAGGACAACGGCTCGGGCGTCATTACGGGTACGGGCATCGCTGCGGGCTCGACGGTCAACTACACGACCGGCGCGATCACGGTCAACACGTCAGCCGCCGTCGCCAACTCGGTGTCGGTCACGGGCTCGTTCCGCTACGACTCGGAGCAGAACACGAGCCAGATGCGCTCGCTCGACATTCAGTTGTCGCTGATCCCGGTCACGGCTCAACCGCACCCGTTGCGCGTCCAATGGTCGACGCAAGCGCAGTTGGCTGCCGCTTCGCACCTGGACCTGGACATCCCTGACACGCTGGCCAACCTCGTCTCGAGCTTCATCAAGCAAGAGCGGGACATGGACCTGATCAACAAGATCGTCGCGGCTGCCACGTCCGACACGAACCTGAACTTCGACGCGACGCCGCCGAGCAACTACTCGAAACTGGCGCGCTACGCCGAAATCGAGCTGAAGCTCAACTATGCCGAGTCCAAGATCCAGCTGACGATGGGTCGTGGTGGCGTGAGCTGGATCCTGTGCGGCAACTACGCGGCCGATCTGTTCCGCAACTGCGCTGGATTCGAGCCGTCGGACGTGGTGGCGCCAGTTGGTCCGCACAAGATCGGCACGCTGCGCGATGGCACGGTCGCCATCATCAAGGTGCCGTCGATGTCGCTCACGACGTACGTGGTCGGCTTCAAAGGCTACGTGGTCGGCGATGCAGCGGCCATCCTCGCGGAGTGGGTGCCCCTGTACGCTAGCCCGGTGTTCCAGGCTCCGGACTTGAGCAACCAGCAAGGTATGATGAGCCTTTATACGACCATCATCAACAATGCCGGCTACTATCTTAAAGGGACCGTGTCCAACTACGTAGCTTAAACGCCTGGAAATAGTGCGAAGTTGATGCGGGACGTTTCGGGGCGGAGCAATCCGCCCCGAACTTTATCAGCCCTGCCACTATGGACCACCAGACGATACCGTGCCCGTACTGCTCCCATCCAGTCCGCCCGGCTTATATGAGCCGTCACGTCGGACTGCGTCACTCCGACGTTGATCCCCAATCTTACTACGACGAGCACGTCCGCCGTGCAGGAGAGGGCAGCTGTCGGAACTGCGGAAACCAGACCCGATTCCTTTCGGCTGGGAAGGGGTACGCGGAGTGCTGCTCGCAGCGCTGTGCTGCCGCCGTGAAGGCATCCGATCCGGCGGTGCGCGCCAAGATCGCGGCCACGTTGACCGCCACGTTGGCGACGGTGGAGTCCAAGGCCAAAATGGCGGCGCGATACACGCCCGAGGTTCGGGCGCAGATGGCCGAAGTGACACGCCAGCGTCATGCCGCCGGGGCTTACCGACGCGTCTCCGAGCAGTTATCGACCAGGATGACGCGCGACAAAGACCACTTCCTGACTCGCGCCCGCCAGTCGCACCCGGACAACTTCGCGGACTACGATTATGGCGGGTCGGTGTACCGAGGCATTAATGCGCGCATCGAGATTCGCTGCCTCAAGCACGGCGTGTTCGAGCAGTGGGCCGGCGACCATGCGCAGGGCGCCAACTGCCCGAAGTGCGTCAGTGCGATTTCCAAGCCCGAGACTAGCATCGCGGATTACCTGGAGTCTCTCGGGGTCGCCGTCGTGCGGCGCGACCGCATCATTATAGCGCCGTTCGAGCTAGACATCGTGCTGCCCGAGCAGCGCGTCGCCATCGAGTACTGCGGGCTGTACTGGCACTCGGAGCAGCGCGTTGGTAAGCGCAAGCACCTGGACAAGCTGGAGCGCTGCAACGCGGCCGGCTATCGGCTGATCACGATTTTCGAGGACGAGTGGCTGAATCGGCCGGCCGTGGTGCGCTCCAAACTGGCGCGGCTGGTTGGCGACCCGGCCGTGCGGCGCGTGCATGCTCGTCAGTGTCGGGTCGAATTGCTCGAGCGCGGGCGCGCGCATGACTTTCTGGAGCGCTACCACTTGCAGGGCGCGGATGGCTCGCCAGTCCGGTATGGGTTGGTGCTGGGCGAGGAGCTGATCGCAGTGGCCACGTTCGGCCGGCCGTCGATTGCCGGCGGGCGCTCCGACTGCGACTGGAACGTGGGCCGCTACGCGGTGTTGCCGCACGTGTCGGTGCCGGGCGGCTGGCAAAAGATCCTGAAGTGTTTCATCGCCGTGCGCGCGCCGCAACGCTTGCTGACTTATGCCGACCGGCGCTGGTCAGACGGCGATGTCTACGGCAAGTCCGGTTTTGTGCAAGTGCAGCACTCGGCGCCGAACTATTGGTATTTCCGCTCGTCTGATCCAGCGCGGCGCCACCACCGCTACGGGTTTCGCAAGTCGGAGCTGGCCAAGAAGCTGGCGTCGTACGATCCCGGTTTGACCGAGCATGCCAATATGGACGCGGCTGGCTGGCTGCGTATCTGGGACTGTGGCAACACCTCATTCGTGCTGGACTTGTCGCCAGCGTCTACTGACAGCACTACCATCGATAGGAATCCGCAATGATCCGCGTGGCCACAATGGCGTTGTCCGGGCGCATTCACGCCGGGACCCCATCGAAAGACGGATTGACGTTTCGAGGCGGCGGTCAAGACGTGACCAGCGACGTGCTGAAAGCGGTCATCGAGTTCGTCGAGCCAGGAAAGACGGCCATCGTTCACGTCGACGGCGTGCCTGCTTATTCAATCGAAGTAAAGCGGCTATGACTAGCGTCAAACACGAAGGCGTCCTCGTTGAACCCGGCCAAGTATACGAAGCGGTTGAGCCCGGCCGTTACTTGCAAGTCGGCGGCCAACAGGTACTATCGCCAGACTCCGAAGTTACGGTCGAACCAGTCCGGTCGTATCGTTTGCAAGTCTTGCAAGTGGACAACATGACGGGGCGGTTTGATTATGAGTCGATCAGTGAGCATCCACTGGTCGGCACCAAAGTTAAACGGCGAGCTGGTGCTAAGCTGGCTGATTTGATGGCGGAGATTCGCGGCGGTCATTTGCGCCGCATTTAGTCAGATTAAACTGAGGAGAGTCTGGATGGACAACCAGCATCGCAAGATCTCGGGTTATCGGGAGCTGTCACAGGACGAGATCGACTTGATGAACAAAGTCAAGCAAAAGGGAGCCGAGCTGGAGGAATTGCTGGCGGAAGTCACGCTCTATCTGGAGCAACAAGCTTTCGCTTGTCACCTCGACGATCACGTCTACGTCGACGCGCGCCGTCGTACCGATCTGGAAGTCGAGCAGAGCCGGTTGGAGCGGGCCGACCCGCAGCGGTGGCACGCACGTGCTCAGCAGTCGTTCCAGGAAGGCGTCATGTTTTTGGTGCGCGCCGTCGCCCAGCCGATCACGTTCTGACGGGCTCGAACCGTCCGCCCGGTACTGATATGGGGGCGATCATGCAGGAAGTTCACGACGACGTCAACGCGGCCGTCCGGCGGCTACTCGGTGAAGGCTACAAGCTGGTCAGCGGCAACACCGTCGAGATGTCGCCGCAGCAATTTCTGGACCTTGCGGTGCCGTTCGGGCACCAAGGCGGCCCGCTGGCCGACCGGGACAAGGTGGCGCGGCTCGCACAGCTCGACCGCTGGGATGCTAATCCGATGCTGTCGGTCAAAGAGCGCCCCGACGGGCGTTTGCAAGTCGGCCTGCACGACGGCCGTCACCGCGCGCTGGCCGCGCTGGCGCAGGGCCGCGACACGCTCCGCGTCGACATCGTGCGGGCGCGCAAGTACGCGCGGGAGCATCCCGAAGTGTCGGACGCCGCGCTCGCCCGGCGCGCGGCCGACGAGGGTCTGATCGGCGAACTGGGCGAAGCGGTCGCCGGGGACTCGAGCCCCGAGGTGCAGGACGCCATCGACGCGTGGATCAGCGCGGCGCTCGAATCGCCCGAGCTGGACGAGTACTTGCGTGCGGCGCCTGTGCTAACGCGACGGCTGGTCACGTATCGGGCGCTGTTCGGACCGCGCGCCGTGTACGGCTGGGAGCGCCATCAGGTAGGCGACTGGATCGATTTTCCGGCTATGCAGTCGACCGCCATGTCGTGGCAAGCGTTGCAGCAGGGCGTGATCGAGCCCAACGGCGGCGAAGACGAGTACATCATTCTCAAGTTCATATTGACACCGGGTGCGTCGTACGGGCGTCAGCTGTCGCACAGCAACCCCGAGCACCCGGAAAACGCGCAGGACGAATTCTTGCTGAAACCTGGATTGCGGTTCCGGTTGACCGCGATCACGCCCCCACGAGCGGGTTGCCCGACTGAAGTATACACGTTGGAGCGATGAGATTGGACTTGGATCGCTTTCTGCATTGGGTCCGGCATGATCTGCGGACCCATAAAACTGGCGGCGTGCTGACACCGCCGGAGCAGAAAGCCGTGACCGAAATGTACGAACACGGTCTGTCGTTGCAGTTTGCCACGCGCTGGGTGATTCAATATCGGCGCGCGCTGATTCGATTGAGTAGATGACCGCCAAGCCCCGTCCGAAAAGAATTTTCGGGTAGTGCATGCTCCTGAGGCCCGTCCGACGGGCCTCAGGCATTTCCAAGTGACCCTGTCGTTGAATTGCACGGATAGTGTTGCGCTGGTATACTTCGTTCTGTAGTACCGGCAATGACGCCACTGGAGCGCGGCCGACCATTCACCACATTCTCGGGAGTAGACATCATGACGCAGACGATCACCAAGTTGTTCAACGGTCAGCCGGTTAACGTGATTGCCGTGGCTGGCGGCTGGAGCACCATTGACGTGGCCGGCAAGCCGCAGAAAGTGCGCAACAGTCAGCTGTTTGATTTGCCAGCCAACGCCGTCGCGCCGCTCAAGAAGCGCGCCCAGCCGACCGACGCGCATGCCGCTCCTGGTCGCAAGGTGGAAGCGCCGGTCACGCCGCATCACCGCTTCGCCGAGAAGCAGGCTGCCGCCGAGGCTGCTAAGCCGGCCGATGACGCGTCGACGCGCTCGATTGTCAAGTCGGGCTACAAGCAGCGCTACGAGCGCACCGACGTCAAAACAGCATCGGGCAGCAAGGTGATCGATTGTGGCGATAAAGTGGCCCAGCTGTTCCGCAACAAGTCGCTCGAGGAGTGCTACAAGGTCGTGGCCGAGGACATGACGGCCTGGATTCACCCGAAGGTTGGTCACTCGGGCATGCCTGAGGCTAATACCATCGAAATGGAACTCAAGGCGCTGTACCAGCATTTGAACCCGGGCCAGCAGCGTATGAACCTGGGCAATCTGATCCGGCCGTGGCACAAGCTGGACGCGGCCGAGCAAAAACAACTGCTGGCCGAGCGCGCGGCCAAACGCGCGCGTGCCGCCGAGCGGGCTACCAAGGCGTGACGGCGATGGACTTTGGCCTCATTGTTCGGACGGCCGGCGGCCGTCCGCAAATCTTCACCACGGCCGCCGTGCCGACGACGTTGTGCGTCGATCTGATGCCCGAAGTGGGGACGCCGGAGTGGCACCGAGAAGTCAAGTTGTGCCCGGCCGAGCTGGAGAAGCTGGCGCGTGCCGGCATCAAGTTCGACCCGTCCGACGCGCATCATCGTGTCATGATCGACAAGTATTTGGCCGAACTCGGACTGGCCGCGCTGACTGGTGACGAGTGGAGCCAGATTCGGCGTCACTACCGGTCGCTCAAACGGAGAGCACGATGACTTCCACCAAATTCTGTATCGTACAGGACTCGCGTCGTCATCCAGGAACGCAGATCGCTTTGCGCGACCGCAACGTCAACGACCGATTCTCCGGTGGCGCTTACTGGACCGAGACACCGGGCGCGGCTGTGCGGTTCGATTCGCCCGAGGATGCGCGCCGTCGCCTGCAAGCCGACGGACTGCGGTTCAACCGCGTGCGCATCGTGCCCGAGTCTGTGATGCTGCACATGTTGACCAAGCGTCTCGACCGCCCGGGCGCCACTGTCCGGCCCGTCTCGGCGAGTGATGACGACTATGCGCTGGCCTGCCTACGAGGATTGACCCCATGAATGACACCGCCGCTCCACCCCGCATCGTCTACTACAACGGCCTCGAGTGTTACTTGATCGCGGAGAACGTGGACGACAACCCTGAGAAAGTGCGTTTGAAGGGAGTCAGTGACACTTGGTGCACGGGCGGGTTTGTTACACTGCGCCGCCGCGTCGTGTTCCCAGACGAGTCGAGCCAGCACGTGGTGTCCGAATCCGAGTACCGCACGCATTTGAAGGAAAAGTCGATCGACGACTTGAAAGCGCTGCTGCCGCCGGCCATGGTTGAGCGCTACGCGCACATGTCCGGGGCTCTTTTGCGCATGCAACTGACCAACGCGTTGTGTAATTTGCGGCGGCGCGGCGACGCAGAGGAGGCGTGACGCGCCGCTCTGGCGTCCGGACGCCAGTAATGTACCGACCAACCTGCTCGAGGCCGACGGCGATACCGCCGCGCGGCCGACAGCTGTATTCAGGAGGCCCGCATGGCACTCAAGAAGCCAACCCCGCCGTCGAAATACGCCAGTCAAGCCGTCAAAGACGCTTATCAAACCAAGCTTGAGGAGTGGCAACGTGAACAAAGCGCCAAGAAGTCCGCTAAGGGACCCGATTCTGCCATTGCTGATCCTGTACCCGTTGCCGCTGTCGAGCCGCTGCCCGCAGATCGAGCAGGCCGAGCAACAACTGGAGCAGACTCGGGCGTTGTTGACGGAAGTGAAACGGCAACTGGCGAGCCTGGAGTCGGCCTTGACATCGTCGAAGTGATCGATCCGACTGTCGCGACGCCGGATCAGTACCAGGAGCAGCTAGCCGCCTTGCGGCAAGTCATGGCGACGCACGACGACGCGCGCCATGACGAACTGCAGCAACTGGCCGATTGGGTGGAAGCGTACGAGTCGATTCATCACTTGCTGGAGCCCTCGGAGGGCGCCGGCCCGATTGCTGGCGACCTGATCGACAGCAAGATCGCGGAGCTGGCCGACGCGCTGGCCGATGCCACCAGCCAAGCTCTGCCGTACACCGTCGTGTGCGATGCCACTAACAACCCGGCCGACAGCATCGCCGACGGCCGCCTCACTGTCGACGTTGATATGGCGCGGATCGTCTTGTCGTCGCCTGTGTCCGATCCGTCCGCCGCATCCGCTTCGCCTCCGGAGCCGGTCAGTTCCGATTCCGGCGGCGCGACCGGGGCAGTGACGCACGAACGTCGCACGCTGTCGTCGTTGCTGATGCATGAAGGCGTCACGATTCACACGACCAGTCGCGATGTCGCGGCCGAGCTGGTGCGTCTGGGTTTGAGCAACGTATTCCTCGATTATCCTGACCGGTCAGCAGAACCGCTTCACGTCGCCCGTTCAATCGCCGAGTCGCTACCGCCGCTCAACACGCGCAGCAAGCGTTATCGGACCAAGAGCGGGCAAACGCAGAATTTGGGCGGGGTCGTGGTGCCGGGCGGCCCGGACGGGTTGGTGCTGCCGCATGACGATCACCGATTGTCGGGTTTTATCGGCTACTTCCTCGACGTGGAGGACGTGGGCGACTAGGAGGGTTTAAATGGCACTGCCGACTCGGCTGGATCTGGTGACGGCGCGGCTGCTCGCGCCGTTGGGGGCTCCCGTGCTGCCGCAGGAGCAAGCAGTCGACTCCAACTTGGACATCCTGCCGGCGCTCATCAAGTATTATTCGCACGTGCCGCTGCAAGTGACCAAGCAATACAACTTCTGGGGTGAGCGCGAAATCGCCATCAGTATCGATTCGGTGATGCCGGACTTCGGGCCGGCCACCGACCCCGACTACTCGTTGGCCCAGACCGGCTCGACCAATCTGTCGCAACCGTTCATCGAGACGCCCTATAACGGCAATGTCTACGACCCGACCAACGCCGACCCGTCAGTCGCCGCTCCGAACGACTATACAGGCAAGTATTTCTACGTCGGCGTGCTGTCGTACGCGGTGCGCAACCAGCTGGGCCAGAGCCGTTTCGACGACTACTTGCTGGGCTTGAACTACGCGATTCCGAACTTCGATCCGGTGCGCATGAACTTGAACGCGACGTTGATCGACATGAACGTGGGCGATTTGCACTACGAGGAGGACGTGTCGAATAATGTCGTGCGCATTGTGGTAGGCGGCTCGTGCTTCGTGGCGGTGACGTTCGGGGTCGGCTCGTCCAGCCTCGAGGATATCCCGCTGCGGCATACCGAATTGGTCTCCTGGTTGGTCGGCATCCAGTATTACGAGCGCATGCTGGCGATTCGCAAGACGGGCTCGTTCAAGGGACAGGACGACTTTCAGATCAGTACCGACCAACTCGAGCGGGCGCTCGAGTTTGCCAAACAGCGGTCGGAGGAAATGTTGCGAGCAGTGGAGTTCATTGCCGCAACGAAGGGGTGAGGATCAGTGGCTGCTGGGGCGTGTGGTCAGCAACTCGTCGACGCGTTGAAACATTTTGTCGAGCGTCCAGGTCGACAGCGTGCTGGTGCCGTCGTCGAAGTGGATGCGCGTCTTGGCGTTGCGACCGTCTTCGAATTTCTGCTCGACGCCTTCGACGCGCGTGATTCGATTGACTTGAGCGAACTGCGACTCATCGATATACATGAATCCGAGCGGCGGAAATCCTTTCATCTGATTGACTCCTCAAGTGACGTGATGGGCCTAGTGCCGAGAGACGCGTCGGACGGGAACCGCACCAGTGTGAGGAATAACCAACCGATAACCGCTCCCATGATCATCGAATCCACCGCATCAATCGCTGTTGATGAAGCACGTACCGACAAGAGGTGCCGCTGTTGCACTGAGGTTAAGGGCGTTCTTGAATTTTCGAGACGGCGCGACAAACCTGATGGAAGGGCGAACGTTTGCCGATCGTGTGATTCACTTCGTAAGCAGGCTTCTAAACTGTTGGAAAAAGTAGTCCCGCTACGTGGCAAATTAGTGTGCGGTTTGCACGTTTGGTATAATTGGGCTGTGATCCCGGCCAAGATAAATATCAAGAAAGGAAATAGCTATGCCGTTTGATATCATGGCCGATCCGAACCAGTCCGAGATTGTGGATCTTTCTTCAAATAACGACGACAAAAGGGCGGAGGAGAGCCGCACCGAGCTTGCAATGGCCGACTTGCTAGACAACACGGAGCAAATTCTGCCGGCCGCGTACAATCAAGGCAAGCCCAGTCGCTTCAACATGACCGGTCTGAAGTGGGATTATACGCCGTTCATGAAGAAAATCGATTCGGCGGTCGATGTCATCGGACCCGACGGCAAGGTGTTCAAGACTATCATCCAGTATTACGGGGTAAGCGATCCGAAGCGCGTCGGCTCAATAGACAACCCGGTCCGTGTCGGCTGCAAATGCAGCGAATACGTGGACAACTTCCTGAAAGCGAACCGCGAGCAAGACGTTCACACGGGATTTGCGCCCAAGAACCAGCCCGAGCCGAAGAAAAACCCGCTGCGCATCGCGGGCTTGTGCCGCCATCTGGTGGCTCTGTACCACTTGCAGGTACAAGCCGGGTACGTGCAAGAGCAAGTGTGACGGCGTCTTAAACATTCTAGGAGAGCTGACGTGAGCGAACCGCTCGATGAAGACTTGGACATAATGGTGCTGTACGAGCGCGGGTTGCTCGTCGAAGGCAAGGCCGCGCTGACACTAGACGACTTGGTGCGCGGCATGGACCGCGTCACGCCGATTTCCAAAACGCGCGCCGACACGGCCAACTACCGCTACAGCGACGTCAAAGTAACACCCATGGCGGGCATCCGGTCCTACCAATACGACGCCGACGTGCACTCGCTCAACTCGGACCGGCGCTATCACGTCGCGATTTTCTTTTTCGACTGCGACGTACAAGCGAAGCAAAAACCCGCTTACAACGACTCGCCGGTGCGTGTCTCATGCAGTTGTCCGGACTACTTGTTCACGTACATGCGGTGGAATGTTCTGAACAACTGCCACGCCCGGCGCCCCCTCAAGATTCCGGTCCCGAAAGGGACGGGCGTCCCGAACCGCAATACGCCGAGCAAGATCCCCGGGTGCTGCAAGCACATCACGTCTTTTGCTAAACTCCTGCTTGATTCGGGCCGCATCACTCAGCGCTTGCAAGTGCCGCAGAAAGTCCAGCAGCAGCCGGCGCGGCCTGACGCGTTCCGGCCGAACCCGACTCGCGATACGCCAGTCTCGCCGGCGCGCGGCGCTCCGGGTTCGGTCTCGGCCACTGGCCCGGCCGCAGCAGACGGGCGAGCCGAGACGCCGTCGGACGGCACTTAGCAACTGCTGTAGTGTTGTGGCGAGGGCGCAGCCCGTTTATCGGGTTGGCGCCCTCACTGCTATCTGCCTTCATGACTCGATTTGCCGAAGTAGACTCGCTGCTCGACGAGCAGACCCGACGGCGCACCGTGACCGACTTGGACGGCATCGACGAAGATCCGGCCGGCGTCTGGCGCGGCTGGTTCGACGGTGCCATCAAGCAACAACGCGACAAAGCGGCTGGCTGGTGGGTCCTGGCGCCTGACGGGCGCGAGTTCGAGGGCTGCTTGCGCACTGGCGTCGGCACTTCCAATCAGGCCGAATATGAAGCACTGATTTGTTGCTTGAAAGAGCTGCATGCGCGCGGTGCTCGGCGCGTCGTGGTACGGGGCGATTCGCAACTCGTGATTTATCAGACCATGGGCAGGTGGCAACTCAAGCAACAAACGCTGGCGCCCTTCCGCAACAAAGTCTGGCTGTTGTCGGCCCAATTCGAATCGATCAAGCTTGTCTGGGTGCCACGCGAACAAAACCGTCGCGCCGACGCCATGAGCAATAAACCTTTCCAACGCATCAAGGAATCCCCATGAGCACGAATGTCCAAGATCCTACTCACATGTCCGCTTCGAGCACCATCGCGCGTGACGATCCGCGCCATCCGATGTACGGTCTGGTCAACCGCTCGATGACGCTCGATCAAATGAACGATCAACGCGCTGCCAACACGGCCCGGCTGCGCCAAGTGCGTACCATCACGCCCGCGAAAGCCGAAGCCATGGCTAAGCAGTTCGACGTGCTGCAACAACAGGTGATCGACACGTACAACAAAGCGACGATCCTGTTGCACCAGAACCAGCAGCTGCACCAAGTCGTCACAGTATCGCGCGACATCATGATGGTGGCGGAAAAGATCGCGCGCGACGGTCACTTGAGCGAGGAGTCGGCGCAGGAACTCGTGCAGGCGCTGCAGTTCCTGCCGCCGCTGGCAATCATCGACCAGATGATTCTGGTTTTCAACAACTGAGAACCGTCTGTCGTTTACTCACCAACCGGTCGACCGCTGCCATGGAACGTCTGCAACGAATTCACCCGGAGGGTTACCCTCCAACGGCCGAAGTATACCAGCTGGTCTCGGATTTCGTGGCTGAAGGCGTTTGTTATCTGATCGTCGATGGCGACCAAGTGGCGGTCACTTCGATCATGCTGGACGGCAACGTCAACAAGAACGACTTGGACAAGATCTTCGCGTGCTCAGACGAGAAGGGCGAGCTGGAAGCCGAAGCAGTAGTGTTCACCGGTGTGCCGGTCCAGGACATCGTGGCGTTGCTGACGCGCGCTCCCATCGAGCCGGACGTTCCGGACTCGCAAGTTGCAGTGGCGGGCGCCATGTCGTTCTCGTTTGATCCAACCAGCGACGCCATCGGTGGCGTCGGGGCCGAGCCCGAGACCGGCGGCGCTGAATCCGACGACTTGGGGACCGAGCCTGACGACAGCGAGCCGGTAGCCGTTCCGGACGACGAGGAGCAGTGACCTCATGGGGATGCAGCTCGGTCTGTTGCAGAATTTGGCCGCGACGGTTGCTCGCGTCAAGCAACTACAATACGAAGCCTATGTCGATTTGCGCGGCGTCCAGCTCGATCTACGGCGCCTCGTGACGACCGGCTCGGCGCGTCGCGACGTGTTCGGCGACTTGCTGGTCGATTCGCCTCAAGCCCAATGGACAACAGCGCCGGCCACTTTCGTGATCGATTTTTCCGAAGTGGTGCGCATATTGGACCAAGCGCAGTCGACGGCCAGCGAATCCAACTTGTCGATGGACGCCGGCCCTGATATCAAGTTTCCAGCGCTCGTCAAGCTCGGCACCCTCATCAACGTCGGCGATCAAATCGACATTCCGTACAACTTGATCGGAATTCAGTCGTCTGCCGTGCAGCAAGTCACTTGTCAAGTGTACGAGGTGCTCGTCGGTCAGCACTTGTATCCGTATTCCAAGAAAGTGATGTTGTTCGTCAAACCGTGACGTAGTGCTGCTGACTTCGTACTCGTTGTTACGAGTACAGTCAATCCAGGAGCACTATGATGCGCGTCGTTTGGAAATGCCCGTGCGACAAAGCGTTCGGAACTAGTCATTCCCGCAATTTTGCGTTCGAAGGCGACTTGAGTCGCGTCGACCAGGACGGCGTGCGGCAGGTTTACGACTGGAGGCGCTTTTGCCACTGGCTCACGTCGGAAGGGCCGGCCATCGAATTGTGGGTCGACAACATTCATGTCTGGGAACACGGCAAATGGCTCGTAGAGGAAATGCGATCGACTTGCGTGGACGGCACCAACGCTTTCATCGAGTTCCTGCTCGAGCGCCCTGACTTGCGGCGAGGCACTCATGGCCAAGCCACAGGTTGATCCGTCGCGCGATCCGCGCCGTCTGGTGACGGGAGCCGGCAGCCGTCAGAGTACCAGCATCGTGTTCGGTCTGGACGCGGCACGCCCGATCATGACCGTCATGGCGCTCGGTGACGACAAGTACCAGCTGCTGGGCCGCATCGCGGAGCGAGTCATGACCAAAGACCAGCTACGCGCGGCGTTGCTGCGAATTGCGCAGTCACTTACGGAAACAGCGGAGGCGCTATGAGGAAACCCGCTCCCATTTATTGCCCGAAGTGTCAGACTCGGCTGATCGTGCGGTCCGGTTCGCGCGGCAAGTTCATTGCCTGCCCAAAGTCGCACAAGGGCGACAATCACGGCACTTGGGATTATCGACCGGCCGCCGATCCGGACCCGTGCGCGTCCAACTTGTCTTACCCGCCGCGCCAACAAGAACGTGAGGATTGCGAACGCGCTCGCGCACCGTCTGCTCGTGGGTTGCGTGACTTATGTGAGCAAGCCGCGCGTGAGCAGTCCGATCCTGACTTGGCGTTCCTGCGCGCCACGGCGGGCGTGGCGGGACAGCTGCGAGCGTTGCAGGGCGGCCAGGATCCCGGCGTCGACGTGTTCCTCGACCCGCAGGGCGCAGCCGATTACGCGATTGCATCCGCGCTGCACGACGCTATGTACGAGGAGAATTGTGACGATCCGCTGGCCGCCGTGTTTAATGTCGGATTGCCACGGTCCTGAGTGCGCGCGCGACTAGAACCGGCTGGGTACTGTCGCGCTTTACTGCTCCGCGCTGGAACCTCCAGTATCCTACTCGCCACTTCAGGAGTCACACGATGTCCGATTTGAACGCCACGCCCGACCAGAACGGCGCCCCTACCCCTGAGCAAACCCCGGCTCCCGAGTCGACGACTCAAGACACGACGGAGACCGCAGCTCAAGCCAGCGTGGACGCACCGCCGCAAGCCGCCCTCGCCAGCGACGCGGGAAACGCCGACGCTTCTGCATCGACCTCGTCGGCGCAATCCTCGCTGCCGCCGTCGTCGGAGCCGGTTACCGAAGCTCCCGCTCCTGCCGCCGCTGACGCTCCGGCTGAACCTGCTGCCGAGCCGGTCACGCCGGTGGTCGAGACCGTGACGACCGAAGCCGCCGCCGCTGAGCCCGTTGCTCCCGTCGTGGCGGTAGCCGTGGACGACGCGAGCGCCGCTCCGGTGGCCGCAACCGCCGATGTCGTCCGCACGCCGGACGCCCAGATGCCGGCGCACGCGGTCTACCCGCCGCCCGCCCAGCCTGCCCCGACCACGTCACCCACGCCGGAACTGGCAGCTCAAGCGGCCGACCCGGCCGCCGTGGCCATCGCTTCGGCCACGACCATCGTCGATGCCGCGCCGGCCACGCCGCTGGCAGCCCAGACGGCGGATGCGCAATCCGACCCGCATGAGCAAATGTTTGTGATCCTGCGTAACTCGCTCGAGCAAGTCGCGCGCGATACGGGTGACTTCCACGCTGCACAGGCTTTCACGCACTTGGTACAAGTACAAGCTGACGCTCTGCACGCCGCCATGCAAACCAGTATGGCCAAGTTTTTCGCGGATCGTGGCGTGGATTTGGAATCGGATCAGCCGCCTCAATAAGGCGGCGCTTGCTGGACCTCGGAGCCCCAACGCTCCGAGGAACCCTGTCGGTACTAGTTAAACGAGTGCCGACATGGGAAAGACCTCGCTGGTTTCAATCACCGAAGGGCTGCTGACCGACTGGAAGTCGCAAGTCGCAGCGAAGTTGCCGACGGTCGAGCCGATCACGGTCTGCATCGGCAACTCGCTCGATGACTTGGACGACTTGATCGATTTCGTGCAGCGCAATCAAGCCGATGCGGCAGCTGCCGCCGCTGCTGCCGCCCAAGCTGCCGGACAACCTGCCCCGCCTGCCATTAAACCCAACGTAGTGCCGTTCCTGGCACTCGTGCGCAGTGCCATCAGCCGCGTGCCCGGAGCTGGTCGCTCCAACCGTGGGTTCACCATGAAGTTGTTCGAAGACCAATACGGCGCCGTCTTGGCGCCGGTGGTTCCCGTCTCGGTGGATTATGAAGCGGTCTTCGTGTGTCGCACGTTCGCGGAAGCGGAGAACTGGATCGAATTCTTGTTTCTGAGTTTCGTCAACGGCATCCAGTTCGATTACCCGCTCGATTTCGCAGCCTACGTGCCGGCCGGCCAGTCGGTCGCGCTGCGCGGCACATACTACGTCGATTATGAGAATAGCCGCGCCAAGCCTTACTCGACTGATGCCCGTCAGTTGTACAGCGTGACGTTCGGGTTGCGTGTGCAGGGATTCCTGGTGTCCGGCCAGCCGTACTCGACCAAGCGCTTCAACACGGTCAACCTCGACTTGCAAGTTACCAACACCGGCGGAACAGTAACGGAATACGACGAGACGAGCACGATCACGAGTTCAAATCCGCCTAACCCGTTGCCCTGAGCGCGGGTGAACCGTCTGTGCAGAATACTCTAGCCGTACATCCTAACATCCAGGAGTAGCATGATGGCTGAAACTCAGGACACGGGAGCCACGTCCGCGCCGCAAGTGGAGCCGGTCTCGACGGCTCCGGTGACGCCCGAGCCCGTCCAGTCGACCGCTCCGAGCGTCGACGTATTGGTGCGCCTCGCGTCGCGCTTGAACTATAGCGTCCCGATCAAGTTGACCGACGGCGAGGAGTTGTCGCTGCCGCACCACGGTGTCCGCTCGATTGAGAAATCCAAAATCACTGATGCCGACGGCCGCCAGATCGCGCTGCCCGCTGGTGTTTTCGTCGTGGGGGCTTAAGCAATGACGTTCGCCTCGGTAACTACGTCCGAACAGGACAACAGCGCGTTGCCGACCCCGTTCCCGGGTCTGTATGGCGCTATCGCGATTCCGGACGCCGCGCGCGGTCCGCTCGGCAAGCCGGTGTTGGTCACCGGCCCGGGCAAGCTGCTGGCTACGTTCTCGATTGACAGCACGGTCAAGCCGGGCTCGTCGCAAGCCTATCAGCAAGCGCTGATTTACTTGACGCGCGGCAACAAGCTGTGGGTCGTCAAGCCCGCCAATGCCGGCTACCAAGTCGCAGCGGTTCAAGCCAACAAGGCCACGGCCACGGCTGCGAGCACAGTCCCGGCAGCGCCGGTGTCCGATCCTACCACCTACGTGTTTACGGCCGACGGCTTGTTCCTGGTCTACGCGGCGCAGGGCAAGCTGACCGATCCGGGCTCGTGGGGCAATCGGCTCAAAGTGCTGCCGCAAGCGACGACACGCCCCGAGTTTGCTGGTCATTTCAATCTGCTCGTCTATCTGGACTCGGTCTTGATGGAGACGTGGAAGGTCTCGCGCCAACAAGTCAAGGACGGCTCGGGCAACTCGGCTTACATCGAAGACGTGCTCAAAAGTTCGGCTTACGTGGCAGTCATCGACAATCTGGCGGTCGATCCCACGATCATGCCGGATTTCCCGACTGGATCTCCCGCCGCCCCGCTAGCGTTGTCTGGCGGTGCGGACGGCACGGCGACGACGGCCGGCCAGATCGAGCAGGCGTACGACTTGTTCTTGAACAAAGCGGCGTACCCGTGCACGATGCTGCTCGATCACGGCGACTCGGCCGATTCGACCAAGCTCGAGCTGATCTCGATTGCCGAGCAGCGCGGTGATTGTATCGCGCTGTGCTCGGTCAATTACGCCACGATGCAAAGCCCGATCACGTACGCGCAGGACGCGGTCACGTGGCGCACCGGGTTCAACAGCAACTCCAGTTACGCGGCTGTGTACGGGCCGACGGTCGAGGTATACGACAAGTTCAACGACAAGAACGTCTTCATCGGAGCTTCCGGTTACGCGTCCGCGTCGATCAACTTCACTTATACCAACTACGAAGCGTGGGTGCCGCCGGCCGGTTACGGACGCGGCGCGATGCTCAATGCCGTTGGCGTGCAGCACGTGTTGGACGATGGCGACATGGCTTTGATGTACGACGCCGGCATCAACCCGATCCGGTTCACGTCGGACGGCATCCTGATCTGGGGCCAAAAGACGCTGTCGTTCCCGCCGTCGGCGCGCGACCGCGTCAACGTGCGCATGCTGTTTTGCGTGCTCAAGCCGTCGATCCAGCAATACCTGGAAGGCGAGTTGTTCAATCTGAACTTGCCGGACGAGCGCTTGCGCATCGTCAACAAGATCGACAACTTCATGTCGGGCGTGCAGGGCAGAGGCGGCGTGTATGCGTACGAAACCGTGTGCGACAACACCAACAACTCGAACGCCGACGTGGACAACTATACGCTGAATGTGTTGCTGCGGCTGCAGCCGGCCAAAGGTATGGAGTTCATCAACTTCACGCTGGCGATCGATCCGACCGGTGTAACCTACTCTTAAAGGAGCCTACTGAATCATGGCGAAGCCAAACCAAGAGCAGGTGCGCGGTCTCGCGGACTTCCTGCAATCGATCCGCTGGGACTTGGTGTTCCCGAATGGCATTCCGGGGTCGCCCGACTCGACCGGCATTAACTTGCGCTGCGAGTCGGCCGGCGTCCCGGTGCTGCACAACAAGCGGCTGGAGGCGAACGTGCGTGGTCAGCGCGTCCGCGTGCCGGGCGCTTCCGAGTACTCGGAAGGCATCGAGTTGGAAGCCTACGAAACGATCGACATGTACATGCACAGCGCCGTCAAGGGCTGGCGTGAACTGTGTTGGCAGACGCGCACCGGCCGCCAACAGTCGATCGATCAAGTCACTTGTCCGGTCCAGCTGACGCGTCTGGACGGCAACGACAACCCGGTCTGGGTGTACTTGTTGTACGGCGCCTTCCTGGAAGACTACAAACCGGGCGAAATGAACTCGGAAAACAAGATCGTCGGCATGGGCATGAAACTCGCGTACACCTACTTCGACGATGGTCCAGTCGGCGTGAACTTCGCGTCGTGACGATCCGGGCTTCGTAGGAACAGGTCGAGGGAGTGGTCGCCCTCGACCTGAACTGTATTTGGAGATCCCGTGCCTGCCATTACCATCGATCAAGTCCGTGCGGTTAATTGGGGTCGTACCGACTTGTGGGAGGTGCGTTTTCCGGGCCATCCGATTCCGGGCTTCAGCGATTGGGTGCCGGCCACTAACTATTCCCGTCCGGTGGTGTCCGTCAGTCGCAAGGAGGTGCCGTCGCCGTTCCAAGTGCTGATGTTGCCGTTGCCCGACGCGCACGCTTCGCCGGTGGTCGAAATGGACTTGCTCGACTCCGAGTCTCGTGACGTGCTGAACTGGTGCGTTGACTGGGCTCGCTCAATGTCGAGCGAAGGGATGCAGCAGCCGCTCATGCAGTGCGTGCGCACTGCCGAATTTCAGTTGTTGGATCGGGCCAAGAATATCGTGCAATCGTGGTCCGACTTGGTATTCTTATTGGGTGAGTACAAGCTGACGGGCAATTCAGTGGCGGAGATCCCGACTGTGCACGTCAAGTTGGCGTTGGCATCGGCGCTGATTGCGCCTTAAATATTCTTGAGGAGTTCGAGCATGACCGTTCACCATCACTGGATCGCAGTCACCGGTTTGCCCAGTCAATTCTTCGGATACGATCGCTTGACGCCGGTGCCGAAAGTCGAGTATCGGCCCTACACGCACGGCGAAGTCAAGTTGCTGTCGGACAAGTCGGTGGCTTCCGAAGTCAAGTACGAGATTACGCTGGACGGTATCCGGACCAACTTCGCCAAGTCAGAGCTATACTTCGACGACTTTCAGTTTATTCTGGTGCTGCGGTTGCTGTCGACGGTCGAAACGAATGACTTCGAAGTGGATTTCCCCGATTCGGACGGCGCGTCCAAGCGCCAAGCTTTCAACTTGCGCGACGTTGAATTCGAGGACGTACGCGTCAAAGCGTTGCCACTCAAGTTTCAACTCTCCAACGGCGACTTCGTGCGTTTGACGTTGCCGACGCTCGGGCATTTGGCGCAGCTCGAGCAACTTGGGCTCGGCGACGACCTGATCCACAAATACGTGCTGCCGCCCGATGTCGCAGCGATGCGAGAGTTCGTTGCCCAGCTCGGCGAACCCGACGCGCAAGCGCTGGAGCAAGTCATCTACGAGTACCTGATGCTGGACGCTGTCGTGCACCCGAAGCTGAGCCGGACGGACCCGAACGAGGAACAAAAGGAGGGCAGAGTCGTGGTCGCGGTCGATTCTGTGTTCCCCTTTCGTTCCGCTCCAAGAGATCTTGCATCTAGAATTAGTTTTGATGCGTGAGTTTCATCAACCGCTCGACACGATCCAGCAGCGTTTTTACCACGAGTGGAATGAACTCGTTTCGTTGCATCGCAAGCTGAGCACGGAGCAGTGACGACATGGCAATCCCATACCCGGTCATGAAACGCGGCTTGTATACGGCCTTGGATCAAGTGTCGGCTTCCCTGGCGACGCTCAGCGACCCGGCCGGCAATCGCACCGAGATGGCTGCGCGCGACGCGGAAGACGAAGGTCCGTCGCGCGTCGGGCCGGTCGATCTGCAAGTGTCGCGCGGCTTCTCTCGCGTTGATCCGGAGCGGCAGGCGCGTGTCGTCCAGGAGCAGGAGAACGAACGCCAGCGGGCTTTGCTCGGGCGGCTTGACCACCAGACCGAGCTGCTGCGCCGTATTCACGAGTCGATCGACCGGCTGCGTTCGGCCGGCGGCTCGTCGATAGGCGCGCTGGGCTCGGCCGTGGTCAGTCAAGTCGGCGGTCGAGTGCTCGAGTCGGCTGGCGGTGCCAAGGGGCTGATCGGTGGCGTGATCGAAGCGGTCGGCACCAGCATGGCGCGGCTCGGTAACGCCGGTCAAGTGGCCGGAGCCGTGCGCGGCGGACTGGCTGGCGGTGCGTTGGAAGGGGGCGGCCGGGCGCTGGCGGCTGGCGGCGCAGGACTGACGCGGCTGGCTGGTTCGCGTCTCGTGTCGGCCCTGTCCGGCCCACTCGGTTATGCGCTCGTGTCGGGTGGCATTGGCGCGTGGCACGCGGCGCACGAGTCCGAGGCCGATATGCGGGCCAAGTACGGGCAGGACAACGCCGGCTACCGCGTATTGGAAGCCGGGCGTCAGGGACTGTCGAATGCCTCATTCGGCCTGTCTGAGTTCGCGATCAACGAGTTAAACCGCCACGCTCCAAAGACTAGCCATGCAATTGCTACGGCCGTGGCCAGTAGCTTGGAGCGCCGCATCGATTCGGTCCGGGCGCTGTGGAATCCGCAGGCACGTGCCGAACTGCGTCGCTCCTACGATACGCAGTCGTCCACGCGTGCGATGGCGCACGCGCTGCTCGGGACGATGACAGGCGGCTTGGCCGATTGGTTCGACAAGCCCGGTTCGGCGCTGGGTCGTCAGGTCGACCGGATTGGTGACGCAGTGGATGGGTTCAAAGAGTCAGTGCTGGGCAACGATGGCCTGATCGACCGTATCAGCACGAGTTTCAGCACTGCGTTCCAGAACATCGACTGGCAGCACGTGGGGCTAGGTGAAGTCTTGACGCGCGCCGCCGATGGCGTTGCCAAAGCAGTGACGGGCGACCGCTCGGCCACTGCGGCCGGTCAGCTGGCGCCGTTGGCGGCGCGCGGCCAGCGCGCAGCACGGCAAGTGCGCAGCACTGTGGAAGCAGCAGCCAGCAAGACCGAGCAAGTGCTGTCGGACGTCAAAGACTGGGCGCTGGGCGCCACGTCCAAGCGCTATGAGTCGGGCCGGGGCGGCGCCGGTACAGTGTCGTCCGGCAAAGGCGATGCGGGCGGGGTCTCGTATGGCACCTACCAGATGTCGTCGAAGAAAGGCGTGGTGCAGGACTTCCTGCGCTCGAGCGCGTATGGACAGCAGTTTGCTGGACTGGAAGCTGGGACGGCCGCGTTCAACGAGCGCTGGCAACAAGTTGCGGCGCATGACCCTAAGTTCGCACAGGCTCAGCACGATTACATCAAACGCACTCACTTCGACGTGCAACGCGCGCAGCTGGCGCGCAACGGTATCGACTTGTCCAAGCGCGGGGCGGCCGTACAAGACGCCGTCTGGTCGACGGCGGTGCAGTTCGGGGGCAAGACTTCCGTGATCCGCAATGCGCTGGCGGGCAAGGATGTCGATGCGCTGACCGACGCGCAGATCGTGACGGCCGTGCAGGAGTATAAACAAGCGCATAACTCCGCCTTGTTCAAGTCGTCGTCTCCTACCGTCCGTGCCGAAGTGCTGAAGCGTGAACGCCACGAGGAGTCGTCGCTGCTGGCGCTCGACGCGGCCGAGCAGCGGGCACGGGCAGCTCGGCCGACAGTACAGGCACGCGCCGTGACGAACCCCGATGTGCAGCAGCTGGCGAAGGCGTCGGCTGCTCCGGCGCCGGTCGAACCCGCCGCCGTGGCACCAGTCGTGCAAGTACCAGCTGCTCCTGCGGTGCCTGATCACGGCCGTGCCCCGTCCGATTTTTCGTCAATCGGTTTGATGCTGTTCAACCTGAGCGTCTTTAGTTGAGCGACTTCCTTATGAGCACGCCCGTCCAGCAAAACAACGCGCCCGTCAACGCGCCAAGTCCAATCCCGACTACGCGCAGCAGCGGCCAAGCTGCCGTCGGATCGGCGTTGCCGACGCTCGGCACCACGTCGCCACTGTACGAGCGCGTCTTGCACCAGCTCGGCGGTGGTCATGTGTTTCGCTTGCAGCGCAACGGCACGACGTTCGCAGTCGGCATCCTGGAAAACGACATTAACTTGAACATTCACGCGCAGTTCTTGCCGGCCGCCACGGCGCAGCTGGTCCAGAACGCAGCCGCTGGAGTCGGGACGGCTCTTGGCAACAAGCTGGGTTCACTGGCTGGCCGCGCGGCCGGCCGCGCCAGCAACGCCACGCTCAGCAACGCGCTGTCGGCCGGTGCCAATTTGCTTGGTCGTTCGGCCGGCGCCCTGGCCACCAAGCTGCTATCGGCCAACAAGGCCGCGTCGGCGCTGGCTTGGGACTTCTCGGACGGTCAATATTGGGAAAACGACTTGCGCTTTACGCTGATCCGCGTCGGCACATCTGGTGAGCAAAGCGTCGTACAGCGTTATTACGACTTGGCGGAAGCGGTGGTGTCGCAAGAATCCAATGGCGTGTTCACCGGTCCATACGGCATGACAATCGACGGCCAGTTCGGCGGCTCGCTGGGCGTGTCGTTGCTGGTCGGCAACTGGCTAACGGTAGACGACTTGGTCGTGACTAACATCAGCGCGGACTTCTCGCGCGTCATCACGGTCGACGGCAAGCCTTATATGGCTGGTTTGTTCATGCACGTCAAGACGCGCACGGCGATTTCGCACAACGTCGATTTGAAACGCTACTTGGGGGTCTGACGCGATGGACTTGACTGTGCTGCCGGTCGTCAACGACGAGAACTACACTTTCGCGTCGTTCTATGCCAACACGTCGGAAGGGCCAGATGTGCTGACTTCGGGTTTCGAAGACGCGTTTCTGGCGCTGCCCGTGCGCGCTCGCATCGGCATCGCGTCATTCGACCGGATCGACAACGTAGCTTTCAAGGCTTACGGCAACGTGCGCTACTGGTTCCTGCTGCTGCTGTACAATGGCGTGTCTAATCCGCGCGTGCTGCCATCGACGTTGAATCTGTTCGGGCTGGATGACTTGCTGTACTTGGTCGCGCAGAACGCCACTTATCAAGCTTTCTTGCCGGCGGCCTGACGTGTCCTTCTCCTCCAAATACTTGCTGCTGACGAGTCCGACCGGTGCCGTGTTTCGCGTCGAGTCGACGTCGATGCCATACCTGATTCTCAAAGAGCGGGCCGATGGCACCCTGCCCGCTTTTCAAGTGAAACTCAGTCGTCCGGATCGCGATTTGCTGCGTTTGCTGTACGACCGCGTTCCGATCGGCTTGAACGTGATCGAAGCAGGCAATCCGGCATTGTCCGCCACGGGGTACGCGGTCGAGTATCTGCACGACCCGATGGACGCCGAATCGATCGTCATCAACGGCGTGTTGGACTTGCCGCAGTTCGTCACCACGCAGCGCGATGCCATCTGGCAGGGGGCGTCGCATCATGTGATTGCTGCCTTGCCGTCGTTGCAAGCGCTGAACGCGTTGGACGAAGTCACTGGCACGCAGGACGCTCAAGCTTGGGTGCAAGCCGGCCGCAGTGACCGCAGCCTGCTGATGGACGTGTGGTTGCATTCGAAGCTGACGCGCACCGATGCGGCGTTGCTGGTCGGAATCAACTGGTTCGGCGAGCTGCGCTTGACTGAGACGCCCGCGCCGAACGCCGCCGCGCGCGCTCTGCTGACCACGGTCAACGACCCGACCGGGCGGCCGGGCGCCGCACCCTCGGCGGGTTCGGTGCCTACGTTGTTGGTCAAAAACACGGGCCGCAAGTTTTCATCGGTCAGTTCGACGCTGGGCACGAGTGCTTCGCTATCGGGCTTCGATCCCGTCACTGGACAATTCACGACTCAGCAGTCGGCCGTCACCAACACGATGACGCGCGCGGCGCTGGACACGTCGGCTGAATCGGTCGGGTTCCAAGCGGCATTCGATCCGGACAACCACTACGCGGGTTATCACGCGGCTTACTACTCCAACGTCCAGAAGCTGCTCAGCTTGCAGCGCTATTCGGTGGAAGTGTCGACGCTCGAGGCCAGCGTCGACGTGCGGCTGCTCGATTATGTCTCGTATTTCGACCGGTCGTTCACGCCGGCTGCCAACCCCAACATCGGCAACTACTGCGTGACCGAAGTGCGCCGCGTTTATACGGCCACCCTGACCGAGCGTTTCTTCGTGCTGTCGCGCGAGAACGTCACCTATTCCTGATCAGGAGATCCGTGATGCTCAACTTTCAGGATCTGGTCCAGCAGACCCGACCGCTGCTGGCCGGCGATGTTCTGGCGACGGTCGTCGACAACGCCGACCCGCGTCAGTTGGGGCGGATTCGCGTGGCAATCCCGGGCGTCATGACCGATCAGTTGACGGTGGTCTCAGCCGGTGCGCGTGTTGGCAAATACACACGCGTGGCCAAGCAGCCGGCGGCAGCCGGTCAGACTGGGCTACCCTGGATCGCGCCGGCCCGGCCGGCCGGCGTCGCCAGCCTGGACGTGCCAGAAGTTGGCACAGTGGTCAGCGTGCGGTTCAGGAATAACAACCCGGCCGAGGGGCAATACACGGCGACGGCGACGACGCAACAGGCGATGCCGGCCGAATTGCTGCAGGACTACCCCCACTCATATGGCTGGAAAAACAATCGTGCTGACTGGTTCCGGATCAACAAGCAGACGGGTATATGGGACATTCACCATCACTCCGGGTTCCACGTTACTGTTGATGACGCCGGTGACGTGACCGTCACTTATCCCGGCAACCTTACCGAGACGGTCCAGGGCAACGTCACGCGGACCGTCCAGGGCACGATTGTCGAAACTTGCCAGACCAAGACCGTCACGGTGCAGGGCGACCTGACCACGTCCGTGTCCGGAACTCTTTCCAACCAAGCCGGCACCGAAATCAGCAATACGGCCCCCGTGATCAACAATCAAGGCCCCGCCTGAGCCGGCAAGTAGTGGCTGGCGTGGTTGACACGCTTGACAGGTAGCAATCTAACTGGGAGTACTGCAATGATTGTCTACTATCTGTTATACGGTTTCGTGGCGCTCCTGATCGGGTCCGCCGTCGTGCGCTTGGTGCTGGCCGTGCTGACTGCCTTGTACTTGCAGCGGCTGGCCACGCGCGGGCCGGGTGCCGTGCCTGTGCTGGGCTGGATCGTGTTCGTGCTGTCTTACTTGACGTTCCGTCGCCAGGAACCCGGCCCGACCAGCATCGTCGAGGGGGCGGCCGTCGGCAGCGTGGTCGGCGGCGCCGTGGGTTCCATTGCGGCACAGCAAGCGCACGACTACTTGATCGCGCGCGGCTATCCGAACAACCAGCCGCCCGGCACGCTGGCCGGGCGCATCAGCAACGGCAACCGGATGTCATGAGCTATACGGACCAAATCGCTTTGATTCAGCTGTCGGTCAACGCTTACCAGACAAGCGATCCGACCGGCTACTCCTCCGCCCAGTCCGCACTCGATTCGCTGTCGTCCCAGATCGCGGGCGGCGTGCAGACCAACGTGGCCGCGCTGGGCGACGCACTGCGCTCGACCGCCACGGTGTCGCTCGAGGCGCTGACCAACGGGCAGCCCTGCGTGGCATTGCAAAACCTGCTGGCTTTCATTCAGGCCATGCAATCCGGATCGATGCTGCAGCCGTTGGTGTTGCAGGCACAAGCCAGCTCAACGGTGGAGCAAATCCTGGCCGCGATTCAGACCGTGGCGGCCGATTTAGCCACCGCGCTGTCGGCCGCCGCTGCGCTAGTGTCTGCGTTCGATAATGCCGTGGCCGCCATCGGGTGCGCCATCGGACTGATGCGCAGCCCGTGTCTGGTGCTTAACGGCATCAACGTGATTGGCTCGGCAGTCGACCAGTTCGCCCCGGCGGTGGCGCAGGCGCGCGATGCCGTCAACTCAATCGCGGACGCGCAAGGCGACATGCCGCGCATGACTTCCGCCAACGTCTCGGCCATTTCCGTGCACGTCGGCAACTCGCTCGGGCTGTCCGGCAGCATTTCGTCGTTCAACTCCTCAGTCTCGGCCTGGGTGCCCTGATGCCTCGCCAAGCTCGTCTCGGCGACGCCTGGATGGGCCGCTGCTTCGCTCACGATGGCGGTCCGATTGCCATGACCGGCTGGCTCGTGCAGGGCTCGGCCGTGTGCTCGTCCGACGGCTTGTCGGAAGTGCGGTTAGGCGACTTGGCGGTCGGCCGTTGCGGCCACACGGGTGTTGTCGTGACAGCTAGCTCGGTGGTGTTCGACGATGCGATTCCGGTGGCCGAAATCGGTGACCGCGTGCGTGGCGACATCGACGGCCACATCGTCGAAGGCAGTTTCGTGTCGGATTTCTACTGACGCGCTCGAACCGTTCGCTTACTCGACTTCGGTGCTGCTCCATGTCTTCGCTCACTTACGTTTTCTCCGATGTCAATGCCGTGTACCGCTCGAGTGCGAGCTGGCCGACCGTCCAAGACGGCGACGATGTCATGCAGGCGGTATACTTCCTGCTCCACAGCCGGCCGGGCGAGTGGCTGTTCGATCCGACGGTCGGGCTCGGGATCGACGACATGCTGTTCGAGCTGGCCCAAATGGATGAAACCGATATGGCGGGAGCGTTTCACGCCAAGCTGATCGCTTTGGAAACGCAAGAGCCACGCGTCGCTATCGACTTTTCCAATTCGGGCTTGATCGTCAATCCAGACTCCAACTCGGTCGAGTTGTCGATTGCGATCTCGATCCCGGGGCTCGGCTTGACCGACTTGCAATACCGGGAGATCCTGACTTATGCCGGCTGATGGAATCGCGACGATGGCGAACTTGTCGGGTTTGACGAAAGACGACGTGCAACGGCTGTGGGAGGAGGCACGCGTCAACCAAGCGCGGCTGGCGTCGTGCTCCAACCATGGGTTCGTACCAGTCGGTGGGCTGCCCGCGCATCGGGCTCGTTACCGCTGCATGCACTGCCGAGGCGAAGTCAACGCGCGCGACTATCGCTGGTACATGTGCGGCTGGACACATGCCACGGACCAGCTGCTCGACGCCGGCTACCGGCCACCCGTCTGATACTGCGTCGACTGCTCCGGATGGCCCTCCGTGCCGCTGTCGAGTGGGCTGAGCTACCCTAGCAGCGGGGCCATCCCGGGAACGCCTCGGAGAGGCTCGGGTCCAACATCGTCTTGACTGTACTAGTGTCCCTCTGCTCTGATACGTGGGGTACGTTGGATACCGCCCGTCTTACTCCCGATTGGAGCAATCGAATCATGACGACTTCCGATAACATTCCTGACCACCGCGCCCACTTGCTCGAGCGCGACCAAGCGTTGTACGTGACCCAGCAGCAAGTCGAGCAATCGCACCCGTTCCGTACCGGCGATCACGGCCCCCACAACGTGGCCACCGTGCTGGTCGGCGAGCGCCACTCCAAGGGCGACTTGGTGGACTTGGTAACATATTTGCTCACGCGGGCGTTACGCGCCGAGCGCACGCTGCAATCGTTCGTGCAGAAAGTGGACATTCAGCTGAACGGCTTGGAAGGGGCGCACGTCAATGCAACGCCGGCCACGGTGCTGGGCCAGATGCGCCGCGAGAACATCAAGTCAGTCGTGCGCCAGCCGTCCGCGCCCGGTATCATGTACGCCATCGGGCGTCCGGACGGGCAAGGCGGCGTGGCCCTGTTGGACGGTCCGACGCCCAACATCACCGATATGCTGTCGATCTATGCCGAAGACGGCGCGCAGTTGTTGCGACTCGATGCCGAGAGCCGGCATGACGTGATGTTCGTGGCGTGCGACGGCGACTGGCAGCGCTCGTCTCCTGATCCGACTCAACTCCTAGGACTCAAGTTATGACCACTCCGGATGAACCGAAGCGAACGATAGAAGTGTTGAACTCCGACTACCAGTGGGTTTCGGTGGCCGGGCTGGCGCGCTTACGTGTGGGCGACGTGTTTCGCATGTTTGAGCCGGACGGTCAGCCGGTGGCCACGCCTGACGGGCGCACCGAGTTCGTGGTCAAGACCGAAGCCCAAATGACGGCGTTTAACTGTTTCGGCTCGCCGCGCCTCGCGGTTGAAATCGACTGAATGAACCGTATCGGAGCGCCTTTTTGACTGCTCCGATCATGACTCTCCGCTTCCGCCGCCGACGCTTCGAAACCGCTCAAGTCGTAATCGAGGCCGTCTTGATCGCCTATCACGGCACCCGCAACGGCGGCTTCGACGACTTCAAATCCCATTACCGCAAGGGCGAGCAGTTGGGATTTGGCATTCACTTCTCGGCCGACCGTGAGTTCGCTGCCCGTTATGCGCACGACGACGAGGTCGCACGCAAGGGCAAGGCTCCGATGGTGTACACGGTCCAGCTCACCATGGACCGCCCACTTAAGGCTGACGAGATTGTGAGTGAAGGCTCACCCGAATTCGCCTTGGCCAAGAAGCTCGCCGGGGCCAAACTGTACGTCAGCAAGGATGAGTATGGGACGCCCTGTTGTTATATGCAAAACGCGATCGACTCGACCAGTCCGCAGCGCGCCGAAAAGCTGATCCGTGCTGCTGGATTTGACGGAGTCATCTATCGGGCCAGGGTCGGATCGCGTGCCGTGGGCGGCATGATAGTATCTGGCGAGTCCGAATCGTATATTGTGTTCGAGCCGTCCCAGATCCGTATTGTGTCGAAAGAATCGCTGGCCGAAGCTGAGAGCCAGACTAGTACGCCTGAGTTCCAACGCTGGTTCAAGCAGTCAAAAGTGGTTGACGCCGAGGGCAATCCCTTGCGCGTCTACCACGGCTCCAACGCCGACTTCGCCGAGTTCGACCCCGGCACGCTCGGCAAGGCCAGCGATTTCGGCTTTGCTGGCAAAGGTTTCTACTTCATGGACGACCCTGAATGGGCCAGCGGTTATGCCGAAGTGGCTCACAGCGATCATGGCGGCGAGCCGGTAGTCTACGCGGTTTACCTGTCGTTGCAAAACCCGCTCGAGGTCGACAATTACGACGCATTCGAAGGCATTCCGCGCGATCACGACGCAGCGCAGAAGATCCAGGATGACCTCGTCGCTCAGGGTTATGACGGCATCATCGTGCGCGGCAAGGCGGGCAATCCGACCGAATATGTGGCGTTCCGTCCCAATCAGATTAAAAGCGCTACTGGCAACTCGGGCAACTTTGACCCGACCAGCTCCAGCCTTATCGATAGCGTGGAGGAGGCGGCACCGACGGATTCGGCTGAGTTCAAGTCGTGGTTCAAGAATTCCCAGGTAGTGGATTCTTCGGGCAACCCGGAACGAGTCTACCACGTCACCGTCTATGGTGACTTCGGCGTGTTCGATAAGAGCCAGCAGCGCAAGGGCATGGCTGGTTACGGGTTCTACTTCACTGACGTGGAGGGAGTCAACATCTACGCCGACTACGGGAAAAATTTCCAGGCCGATCAGGACTGGAAAGGAAACCCGAAGCGCATCAACATCATGCCAGTTTACCTCAGCATACAGAATCCGCTCGTTATTGATAACATCGCCGATGCGAAGGCCAAGTACGGCAATCGAGATCCTGGACAATTCGGCCAGAGCCGCGAATATGGTGGCATGAGCAAGGACGCTCTTACCGCCGTTGAGCGCGCTGGTTACGACGGTGTAATCAGCACCGAGTATGTCAAGCGCATGAAAGACGGCAGCTACAAGGTAGTCGAGCCCGGCACCAAGGGAGCCATCGCCCACCCGATATACGTGGTGTTCAACTCGACCCAGATTAAGTCGGCGATCGGCAACTCGGGTAAGTACGACCCGGACTCTGACGACATTGTGGAAGCCGCTCGAGAGGTCTACGCTCAGATCGAGCGGGAAGTCTCTGGAGTGGTTTCGTTGAAATTTCGCCGTCTCCGTGAGGCTAATCAAACCGACACGCCTGAATTCAAACGCTGGTTCGACAAGTCCAAGGTCGTGGACTCCAATGGCAAGCCTCTAATTGTCTACCACGGCACCAAGAAGGACTTCTCGACGTTTGACTCCGGACGCTTCGGGACGTTTGATCACGGTACGGTCGGCATTGGCATCTACGCGACGTCCAACAAGGAGATTGCCAACAATTACACTCATACCGTAGTCGGAAACGTCCGCGTCCACGACGGAGGGAACGTGATGCCGATGTACATGCGGATCGTTAACCCGATTGGTTTTGACGATGCCATGAAGATCAAGATGCAACTGGTCAACGATCTTATCGCGTCCGGGGAAAGCTGGGCCGAGGTGGAGAAGAGTATTGGCAGACGGTTAACTGCACATTTGAAAGAGTTAGGATACGATGGCGTGTCGCCAACTGATGGCAAATGGGAAGGAGTTGGCGACTCGTGGACTGCATTCAGTCCAGCGCAGGTCAAGTCGGCTATTGGTAACTCGGGCTCGTTCGATCCGGCCTCGAACAAGATTACGGACGCCGTTCACGCCGATATCGACGCCACCATCCGCCACCTTTCCTAAAGTTTTGCGAGCGCGGGTCTCGTCGTTCGTGTCCGAGTACAACGAACCAAGGAGCCCCGTGTGGATATCCCTTCCGATAGCGTTTTGCGTCTGGCCCAGCAAGTCGGGGCCACTGTGTCGTCAGTGTCGACCGGACGCGTCGAGTTCACGCACGAGCAGTTGCAACGCTACTTTCATGGCGCGGCCAGTGCCGTGAGTCGTGAATCGGCCACGGCTGCCTACGCAGGCACGCGCGGCTATGCGGTCGTGCCGTTCGGGTCGTTCAACCGCTGGGTCTGGTGCAAGGGTTCGCGTCAGTCGCCAGCGATCTATGACAGCCAGGACGCGGCTTGGGAGCACGCCGCCGAGGAGGCTGCCATCGAGGAAGGCAAACGCGACGCGCTGGCCCGTCGCATCGCTTTCCTGGCGACTTCGGCTTACGCCAGTGATCCCAAATCCGAACACGCCTTGCTGCTGTCTACCATTGCCGGCCTCGCGCGTGGCATGGTCTCGCCCGGAGGGCCGACCATCGCGGACGACGTGCAGACTTCGCCGCCGCTGGGTTGGCCGGCTGCGACCGCGTTCGTGCCCGATCCGGCCGTCTGGAGCCGGGCGCTGCTTGCGGCGCAGGACAGTGACCGCTTCTACCGGGACTACGAACGCAAGCTGCAAGCGTGGTTTGCGGCCGCTTTGCAACTGGGAGCTGAGGCGGCTTACCAGCATTTGGGCGCTCAATACTCCGGCCAAGTCAACCAAGCCCTATTTCCGCGCAAGTAGTGGAACTGAGCCCCGGAGCGTTGGTCAGTACATAAGAGGACCAACAGTTCAGGAGTCACTATGAAAATTTTGTCAGACCAAACTAGCAAGTTGCTTGACGCCTTGTGTTCTCAGGCCGTTGACTTGTTCAACACGAGTGGGCGCCCGACTCGCGACTTGACTTCCGAAGTCATTCAGCGAGCGATCGGTCTGGTCGGCGACGATTTGCGGCGGGCCGTTCGGCAGGAATTGCGCCACGTCTTGCTGTCGCCTGAGGAGCGTCGCTTAGTGGAGTTGCTCGGTACTTGCTCCGACGAGTTCCATCTTCTGCTTGGAGGCAGCACGTTCGAGCCGGGATCGGCCGCCGAAGCCGACTTTTGTGCCTTTCAAGACTTGGTGGAGCAACTGCAACGGATGGTGCTGTCGCGAGTCGGCATGCGTTCATTGCGCCGTGGAGACGGCAAATGACTATAGGAGTTATGTTCATGGCAGGCAGGAAAACCCCGAGCGCGCAAGCGCTGCGACCGCTCACCAAGACGTCCGAGTTCAAGATCGATGATGCCGTGCCGGCCCCGGCCATCGGCAAACGCGTCGGCGCGTCGGTTCAGCTGCGCGAGGCGCTGCTCAAGATGGCGGTCGGGCAATCAACCACGGTGCCGGTCGATCCCGATACCGGGCGCGCGGCCGTGCGTTTGTCGAACGCGTTGCGCGGCGTCACCGACGACCGCGAGTTCATGCAACGCAAGCAAACTGAGGACGGCCGTGAAGTCGTCCGAATCTGGAGGACAAAGTAACATGACGATTCAAACCAACAAGAAAAGTACGATTACTCCGGCAATGCGTAACTGGTGCAAATCGCTGGCCAATGGCTCACAATTGCAGCAATCGGCCAAGTCCAACGTTGGTCCTTACACGGTTAACTCCACGACCGGCGTGATCACATACGTCATGGTACGGCGGCTCGAGAACGCCGGCCTACTTCTCTGGGAGCGCAGCTTGTTGGATCCGGACCTAAAAGTGGCCAAGCTGACGCCATGCGGCGAGAAGCTGGCACGGCCGGCCGTGCCGCGCCTGTCGGCCAAGGCATCGAATGATACGCTCCGCCTCGAATACAAGGGCACGCTGTGCGAGGGTCTGCCTTACTTGTTTCGTGCTGAGTACGACGACACCCGCCGCGAAGCTATGCTACGCGACATGATCGAGCATCACGTCTCGGCATTGCAGGACAGCGAACTCCTGTGGCAAGCTATCGACGCTGTGCACGCTCTGGCGAGCGTTCAGACTCCGGCCGAAGCTTGGCAGTTGCGCCGCTCGCTGTACGAATTGGCTCGCTTGTTGCCCAGTCAGCCAGCCATTGACCGGGGTGAACCGGCATGAGCACTATCTGGTGGATGGTTGGCACTGTCAACGAGTGGCAGCAACTCGAGCGGATGACGTTCTGGTTACTGGTGTCGCATGCCGTGTGCGACTTCGCGCTGCAAAACGATTTCGTCGCGCAAGCCAAGAACCCGGCGACGGCGTTCGGGCGGCAGTTCTGGTACTGGGTGCTGCCCGCCCACGCGCTGATTCATGCGGGCGGCGTGGCATTGGTGACGGGCTCGGTGATGCTGGGCGCCGTAGAGTTCGTCCTGCACGCCGTCATCGACTACGTCAAATGCACGAGGCGCATTTCGTTCAACTGCGATCAGACACTGCACGTGCTGTGCAAGCTAACTTACGTGGCGTTCTTGGTGGCGCCCTCCGCCGCTATCGCGAATAGCGTGTTGGGAGCTGGCGCCTGGGCAATAGCCACGCTGCTGTCGCTCGGTGCAATGATCGAAGAACGCCGCGTGCGCCGGTTGCCCAGCGAGTACGATCAGGAGTAACCCTTGTACTCTTGTGCTCTGTGTGCTACAATAGAAGGGTAGGGCTAACCAAAATTCTCGGCGGGGCAGTCAACATGACTATTTTCACTATCGGGCATTCGACGTTTTCGGAGAAGGATTTCCTGACGCTGGCCGGCGATCATTTCACGACTTTGATCGACACGCGTTCGCATCCGGGTTCGCGCTGGCCACAACACAACCGTGAGGCGTTGCAGCAGTGGGTGCCGGCGGCCGGCATCAGCTACGAGTGGTGGCCCGAGTTGGGCGGCTGGAACGAGAGTCACGCCGATCTGGCCGACGAAATGTCACAGTACGGCGTCGAATTGCGTCTGTACTTGGGCCGCAAGTTCCCCAAGCAGCGCATCGCGGCCGAGGAAGCGCCGACTGACCGGCCGTCCTGGACCAACACCGGGCTGCGCGACTACAGCTACTTCCAAAGCACGCACGGCTTCTTGGCGGCGGCCGACCGGCTGATCGAGCGAGGCGCACGCGAGAACGTCGCGATCATGTGCTGTGAGTGTCAATGGTGGCGTTGCCATCGTAGCATGATCGCGGACTACTTGGCGTACCGTGGCGTCGACTGCGTGCACTTGATGCCGCACATGCGTCAGAAAAACCTTGTCAAATTCGTCGACGGCGCCAAGGAAACTCCTCACTCTAAAGTGCTGGACAACCGCCTCGAGCGTTACGACGGCTATGTCAAACGAGCTTGGCGCAACTATGCGGAGCACCGCCCATGAGAGCGTCCACTGCCCTTCTGTTCGCGTTGTATCTGGTGATGGTCGTTCTGTCGCTCTGGAAGCTTGGCGATCTAGCTGGAGCTGGTTATCGAGCGCTGCGCCCCAAGCGACGCCAGGATTCGCCTTGGTTTCCGTCCGAAAGCCAGGAAGCAATAGACCGTCGTCTCAATCGATTACGACGCGCCGGCATTTGCGACGCGTGTTACGGGCGCGGCTATTACGACAACCCTCCCTGGGGGATCACGCCGTGTGATGACTGTCACGGCTCGGGGAATTTGCGATGATAGACCTTACGATGGTTTACGCGGTGCGTCAGGAATCGACTGGCCTGTATTTGCCGGACGTGCGGTCGAACTTCACGGCGTCGACGCCCGAGACCCTGACCCGCAGCCCCGGCATGCCGCACGGGGCACGTTTGAGCACGGTGTATCGCTACGTGTCGGCGCGTCGGACAGCGTACGTCAAAGGCGAATGCGCGACTTTCATGGATTCGGAGAGAGACGACTTCGGCGGCAACGTCTCCTACTTCCGTACCGAGCCCCAATGGACGGGACCAGCGCGCGATGCGGACGACTACGCGGTCGTCGCGTTTGCGATGGTGCCGCTCGGGCGGTCGTTCAAAGACGGCACTGCAGCCATAGCGCTACGCCCGGGCTATGAAGCTCGTAATCCTGACTCGACTTCGTGGCGTTCCATTACCTACGACGAATACCTAGCGCTCTCGCCGACGAGCGTCGACGTGCGGCGTGTCTGGATCGAGGAGAACAACATATGAATCGCCCCTACAGGGAAGACACCCAAACTGACGACCAAATCATCGCAGGTATGCTGGTCAATGAAATCGCGCGTCTCACCGACGGCGCGAATGCGATGTCGCAAAAGACATTCCGTTTCCCCAGCGGCCGAGAGCCGACGCCAGTCGAAATCGAGTCGACGTTCCGTCGTATCGAGCGGTTGCGACTGATGTTAGCGCAGCGGCAAGACAAGTTGGGGACGGCCTCGACTTCCGAAGCGCTGGTTGCCATTGGCGAGGAGCGTTATCGGCGCATCGTTCGCGACCAGGAGTTTTACCTCGAATGCTTCGTCGCGGAAACAGGAGCTAAACCCTCAGAAGTGATAATAGTAGTGCGACAGGACGGCCCAGTCTCGTTCGTACGCGCGGCTTCGTCGGTTCAATCGGAACAGGAGCGGGATGCGAAGCTGCTGCAAGCGGTCCGCCGCCTGTGCGGTTATATCGAGAACGGGTCTGATATGGTGGTCACGATCTGCCAGGATGACGCCACGCGAGACTGGATTTTGCGAGTTGGCAGCAGTCCTCGCTTGAAAAGCTATTACGACAGCTCGTTTCACGCAGTCATCCAGAAGGCCGCCGACGACAATCCGCCGGAGGTCTAAAATGTCTCGCCTCGCTCATGGCGAAGCGCTCGCCACAGTCGCGCAGTACTTGCGCCGCGTCCACCCGATAGCGCCGCGTTCGGTCGACATCGCTGTCGCGCTGGCGTGGCCGCGCGTGCGTGTCAGCAACGCCCTGAATCGACTCAAGGACGACGGTTCGGTCGCCGTCAGCTGTCACGGTCCGTTCGGACGTTGGTCGCTGACTGCCTTGCCGGCGCCGGACTTGACGGCTGGGTACGGCGTCAACTACAGCGGTCGTGCTAACTTGGCTGCAATGCAGCTGGCTTGCCGGCAGCGACTGCTGGCCAACCGGGGGCGCTACGAGGTGACGCATGAAGCCGAAGAAATCGTGGCTTAACGAACTCGACGCGATCCAGCAGGCGATCGACCCTTCCAATTCGGTGGCACGGTCGTCTCGGCCGTCTTTAGCGGCGGGGCTCGCGTCGAAGGCGCGGCGCCGTCGTCAGGACAAAACGGCCGTGCGGCAACGGCGGCTTCGCAACTTACGGCTCAGACAGGCCGCCACGACCGGATGAATTGCCATGACTACTGAATCGACTGCGCTTGAGCCGCCCGACCTGACGCGCTGTCAAGCACTGCGCCCAAACGGTTGCACGTTCATGACGCTCGGCGGTCGGCCAGGGCTCGAGCGTTGCACCAATGAGCCCACGGTGATCCTCGTGGAGACTTCGCCGGGCGACGACGGGTTGATGGGCAGCATGTCGCTGTGTGATTCGTGCCTAGCGGCGTTCCGGCGCCAGTGCGCGGACCAGCTCGAGCGCGTCTCGATCACGCCACTTCACGCCGGAGATTGACCGCCGTGGCCGCCATCAAAATCGTCCTCGTTACGCCGGCTGAAGTGGCGGCTATCGCCATGAAGTATCATCTGTCGCCGCTGTCCGACTATCAGGGCTTCGCACAAGAGCTGATCGAGTTCTTTAAGGGAAAAGAATCTGGGCAATCGCTCGACTCCGAGCGCCCGGTTCCTGAACTGATTCGTGACCCCGCCGTCACTCCGGACTCGCCATGACCATCGTCGCCCTCCTCGCTGCTTGCTGGTTGCCGGTCTCGCTCGGCGCAGGTGCATGCTGGTCGTTCAGCGCGCGCTGCAGCAAGCGCGACCGGCTCGATTTCATGCGCCAGGGACGCGAACGCCGCCAACGCGCAGTGGCGGCTGCGCAACGCTCATGAGCGGACGCGATTCTCCGATGCGGTGTTGCCGGTGCGGCGCCGGTCCCGAGCGTGGCTTCATTTTGTTCCGGTCAGACGGCAACAAGTGGCACTGCGCCATGCACGCGCCGGCTCCTGAAGTGCTGCCGCGTCAGTTGACGACCCTGTTTGGCACGTCGCGACGACGCCGCTCGGAACTTTCTGGCCAGTAGTGCTAAGCGCTCCTGCCGCGTTTCGGAGGACACCACTGCCGACAGGAGACCGACTCCATGAAGTTTCAACACAAGCTGTCCGAGGAGTTACGCCATAGGCTCGTCAACGCCATCGTGGTGACGCTCGGCTCCGAAGCTTACGACTGTCCCCGACCAGTGGCACGACACGAGTCCAGTCCGGGCCACTCGATGGTGCGCATCATCGACAACGAGGCTCGCGTTGACGAACTGGTGATCGCAGTGGCGGCTGCTCTGCGCTCCGAGTTGGACGAACTGGAGCGGTTGCGTCGTCAGTCCACCGGGCCGACCCCCGTCACCAAACCCATCGTTCAGTATCAGATTCGTCCTGAGCCGTCGCTCGGCGAACCAGACCCGACGTGGATCAGCGTCACGCCTCGCATCTGGCAGCTGTATTGTGGCAAGCCCGGGTGGCAAACTCGCAGTTTGGTCGAGCCATGAAGTTCCGCGTCCGGATTGTCCTTTTCCTGCGCTCGTACTTTCTGGCTCGGCGCGTCTTGTCCGATGCACGTGCCTGGGTAGACGGATACGTCTATGCGGACCGCATGCTGCGCAACTGTGGACACGCGGCGTACTACAAGCTGGACGACGAGTCCACTCCCGTCATCAGCTCAGCCACGGCGTTCGATTTCGGCATCCGCGCCCGTCTGTACGAATACGCGGACGGCGGTGCTAAGGAATCGTTGTGAAGGCTGCTTGGGACCCGACTAAGCTGACGGTCAAGTTCTGGAACGGGCCGTTGCCCGAGGAAGACGACGAATGCGTCACGGGCACGGGTCGGCGCTACCGAATTTTCCAAATCGATCTGCGAGACGGCCAGCCGCGCCGGCTGCACTGCGTCGTGTTGCCGCCTGACGCCCCCGTGCTGGGTCGACAGTTTAACTGGGCGTGGTCAGCACGACCTCGCAAGCGCCGATGATCAAGCACGGCCCCGATTCGGCTCTGTTTCCCAAATAGCATCGCGGCGTCTCCTCAGTTTGTATAATACTTGTGCTCTCTGTGTTCTAATAAAGCGTACTGCCACTCAGGCGGCGCTTTCGGAGTTCGACATGACCCTCTGCTATAACGATGAAGCACGACAGATAAAACTGGAGCAAGAATCCTACGGCAAAACCAACCCCAAACGATTTAAAGTGACTTACGGACTGCAAGTAAAAGCTGGGCTGACTTACGCCCAGGCGGCCAAGGAATTGGGCGAATGCTTGATGCACGCGCTGGCTAATGAAGGCAAGATCGACAACTGGTCATGAGGGTGGCGTCATGAATTTCACATCGGGTCCTATTGAATTCCGTGTCGCTCAGGTAGCTCGCGAGGTTGTCGCGGCCGGGCTGGTCATTGTGTCCTTGACGCGTACCGACAGTGGCGATTGCTGGCTGTGGCTGACTGATCGCGTGGCAATCAACGTTCCGATGGGTGACGGGCGCTTGCCGTTCGTGCTCGGCCCCGGTCCGAAGCCTTGTCTGGGCCGCTTGTCGTCGGACAACTTGATTGCGGACGTCAAATCCGCACTGGAGCAGCCATGAATTCGCAACAACTGGAGCAGTTGGCCGAGCAACTTCGCGCGATCAAGCGCGAAGGCGTCGGCGCTCAATTCCCGTATGATCTGGTCGAGGTCTCACCGACCGTTTTCGTGCGGGGCGGACAGCTGTACGTGTCGGCCGAGGACGGGCCAAATTTTGCCGATTACTACGGTGAACATCACGGCGGCTACCCGTGGATCGCGCCCGAGTTGGAGCAGTTCGCGCAGCAGCACGGCGGCTTCTGGGAATGGCAAAATCCCAGAGCTATCGTGCTCGTATACTCATAAACCCAAACCGATTATCGGGGGCTATCATGATCGAGACTGTGGCAGTTCGTAACCGAGTGTTGGCGCAACTGTTGGAGCACGACCCGGAGTTGCGTCAGTATGTGCAACTGATGGAAGTCGGCGACGGCTACGCAATGCGACAACAGATGACTTATTTTCCAGTGACTGCCGTGCTGGCTCTTGTGACTCCCGATCTGGTCGACGCGGTCCTGGTGCGCCCAGGCGAATGCACGTGGGCGGAGCCTTACTCGGCTTTGCTGCAGGTGCGTCTGCCGGGTTATCTGTACACGGTCTCGTCGGGCTTGCTGCACGTGGCAGCGTTCCGCCACGTATTGACGTCCGAGGCGGCACGTCTGCACTGTCGCGCCATCGAGAACTTGTCGCAGCTGGCTACGCAGTCGTGCTCGCGCTCCATTGCGCGCTATTTGCTCGGGTTTGGACTGGACGACTTGCCGCTCACGCAGCAAACGGTCGCCAATGCCGTTGACTTGCGCCGTGAAACAGTCACCGATGCCTTGGCCCGCTTCGAACGGCAAGGTTGGGTCCAATGCTCACGCGGCAGAGTAGTGATCCAGGCTCGTGCTGCGTTGCAGAACTACGCTGTAGGAGACCTCGAGTTGGCCGCTGCTTGAGGTCTCCAGTGGTACTTTGCACTACTGGAGGAGACCTACCATGTCCTGGTACGCGCGCTACCTGCTGGACCTGCTGGAGTTGGGCGGGAAAGGCGGTCTGATCGAGCACTTATTGCGTGAGTGCGCCGTCAACATCATTTCCCCGGGCGTTGCCCCGGTTCATGCAGGAGGATAGCCGACCGTTCTGGTAGTACCTCATCATCGACCCGACAGGCTTTCCATGACCACCACTCATGACATACGCGTCGCCGCGCAACTGCGGCGGCTCGCCCGCTTGCTGAAAATCCAGCACAAATTTCCCCTCCAAACCGACGACGCAGCCGTATCGGCCGACGAGGCGCTGGAAGCAGCGGCCGGCATATGTGACCGATACGGATTACAGAGTGATGGGCCGGCGCACGATATTCGGTTGCTAAAACGAAAGCAAAGCGCCGCTCCGCAACCCGCCAGCGAGCAGCAAGCGGCGCGCGGGCTGAGCGATGATGTGCGTAGCCGCCTTGAATTTTACGCAGCAGGTTACTGCAAGAGCACGAGCGCAACAGACCGAGAGGCCGGCAAAGCGATGTACGCACTTCTCGCCGCCAAAGGAGACGGTCATGCTGACTGACGAACAACGTAACGAACTGAAAACGCTGATCCTCGAATACGGTATCGCGGCGGTGATGGAAAGTAGCGAGAGCCGTCCGAGACAGATCAATCGGATTATCGATTTCGTGTCTGGTATCGCCGCCAGCGCTGCGCCTGCTTCGGATTCCGCCGTTTTCGATGCTCTCGAAAAGCTTGCCAAAGGTTTCACTCGTCCTACCGACCGGCAGTTCATGCGGCATGTCATTTCGACTACGCGAGCACTGCTCAATGAAGCCACGGAGACCGTAAATGCTGACGCATGATCAGGTTTTAGAGATCGCAAAGAAATACCCTATCGAAAGCTACAGAGTCGGCGAAGAGCCGAAATACAACCCGTGGCTCTTCGACTTCGCGCGAGACATTGAGCGCGCCAGCGCTGCGCCTGCTGAGGGGCGGGAGCCTGTCGATACCTACAAAGGCAGCAACCCCGAAATCATCGCGCAGGCACTGTATTGCAACGAGCACGGCGACACGGAAAGTTGCGAGAACTGGCTTCACTTGCTGCGCGACAGGCTCGCCACTGCCCCGACGATGAGCGAGGCGGCGCGGGATGTGCTGGCCGAGCGCCGCCGGCAGATCGAGCAGGAAGGATGGACGCTGAAACACGATGACGAACACGATGGCGGCCAATTGCCTATGGCCGCCGCATCCTACGCCGTAGCGGCTTCCTATGCGTCTGCGGGCCTGTTCCCGATGCCAAAGGGAGCGCCGCCGACCTCGTGGCCGTGGCGCAAGTCGTGGTGGAAGCCTACGACACCGCGCCGCGATCTCGTCAAAGCCGGCGCGCTGATCCTCGCCGAAATCGAGCGCATCGACCGCGCTGCTGCGAAAGGGGGAAGCGATGCTTGACGTGGCAATTTACAAAGGCTCGCGGCGATTCGTTGACGACATTATCAAAGACCTTGAAAAGCGAATCGACGTACTTGAGGCCGCCCACCAGTCTGCCGGTGCGAACGAAACAACCCTGCGCGTGTTGTCGAGCCACGCTATCCGCAAGCACGAAGGCGTGACGATCTTCGGCGATCCCGCGCAAGTGCTTAAGGTAATGGCGGCGATTGAGTCTGCCGGTGCGACGGGGCGGATGAATGGCGCCCTACAGCAGCTTGCTGACAAACAGCGCCCGCTCGATCCCGAATGCGCAAAGGTGCTGCACGAAAATGTCGGCGACTTGTACTCG